TGGAGTTGCGCGATACGTGCCTTGAGGTCGGCTTTCTCTTCGGCGGTCTTCGCCTTCTTGAGGAGATCCCTCATCTCGGCGAGGTCTTGCTGGAGGGTGGTCTCGGCTTCGCCAGCTTCCTCGACGGCCTTCGCGAGCTTCTCGGCAGGAGGCTTCGGCTTCGTCGCGGCCTTCGGAGGCTCTGCCTTCGCGGGCGTCTCGGCTGCTGGTTCGTACTTCTCGCCCTTCTTGTAGGCCGAGTACTCCTCCTGAAGGGCCTTGTACTTCTCCGGGCCCAGGCGCTTCGCGATGTCCTTGTCGAACTTCTCGCCCTTCGCCTTCTCAACCCACTCGCTGAACTTCAGCCCAGCCGGAACGTCCTGGGAGGCTTCGAGGTCGGCGCGGAGAGTCTCATCGACAGTCGGCCCAGTCTTCGGAGGCGGACGGTCAGGACGACGGATGGTCTTGCCCTTCTCGCCAGTCTGCGTGGCCTTCCGAAGCGCGGCGCCGACGCCCTCGCCTTCCTTCACCGCAGCGGAGACCGCCTTCATCGCGTCAGCGGTCACTCCGGTGTAGCGGTAGACCTTGCCGTTGGACTGGGCGACTTCGAGGACGCCGTCCTTGTACGCGTAGCTCTGGAAGCCGGTGGACTTGACCGGGATGTGGTCGATCTCTCCGACCTTGTCCTCGACCTTCTCGACGACCTTGAGAGGCTCGCGCTTCTTCTTCGCTGGAGCCTTTCCTTCTGGTGCCTCCGCAGGCGCTTCCGCCTCCGCCGGCTCAGCCTTGCCCTTTCCGCGTCCTCCTGCAACCGCTCGCTTGTAGGCGGCGTCGGCGTCCGGGTACTCGCCCTTCTTCTCACCCTTCGCGTTGCGGACGATGAACTTGCCATCCTCCTCCTTCACGGTCCACTTGTTGCCGGCCTCGACGGAGGCCTCGAACTTCTGCTGAGGGGTCTGCTTCGGAGCCTTCGCCTTGGCCGGGCCCTTGGTCGGGGTCTTGACCGCAGGCTGTCCTGTAGTCTCACGGTTCAGGCGCTCGACCAGGGTGCCCGCGAGGTCTTCTGGTACGCCGCGAGTCTTCGCGAACTCGATCGCGTTGTTGTAGCCTCCCTCGGGCCTCGTGAGTTCCCGCTGAATGGCGCCCACGAGGTTCTCGGGGATGTCGGCCTCGGAGCGGTAGCCGGCCTCAGCCGCTGCCACCTCAGCCTCAGGCTTCGGGCGGAGTGCCTCGGTGTGGGCGTAGCCCTCGGCCTCAGTCTTGTTCGCCTTGAGGACGGTGGTGCCGTCCGGGTTCGTGACCTCGTAGCCCTTCTTGCCCTTCCGCTTCGAGACCTTGTAGCCAGCGGCCTCCCAGACCTGCCGCTTCGTCTGGGTCGGCGCCCTCTCGGCCAGGGCCTCTCCTGCCTTCCCGGCCCCCACAGCCTTCCCAGGCGTCGGGGCTGCTGGGGCCTCAGGGGCCGCAGGAGGCGTTTCTGGGGCCGGGGTGGGCTCCTGGGTCGTCCGGGCCCTCAAAGCCTCGCCAGCGCGGCCCTGGAGGCCTGGAGCGGGCGTTTCTGGGGCCCTCACGGGCTGGTCGAAGGTCAGGGAGAGCTGTTCCGGGCCCTCGGGGGCCACCTCCCGCTCCCCGATGATCCGCTCCCGGGCCACCTTCTCGGCGTTCGGGGTCGCCCGCTCCTTCAGCATCTCCACGAGCCGGTTGAACTTCGCGGTCTCGGCGGAGGTCAGCCCTCCAGCCTCCTGGGCCATCTCGTCGGCCACGGAGGTGAGAGCGTCGGTCATCTTCGTCCGATTGAAGGCCGCATCCATGGCCTGAGCCTCGGTCTGCGAGATGTCCTTCAGGAACGCGTTCCTCTGCTCGGCAGAGAGAGTGTTCCAGATCTCCCCGGCATTCATGCCACGGATATCCTTCTTGCCGCCCAGGAAGCTCGGGAGCTTGTTCCGCAGGCGGGCTACGAGGCCTGGGGCGTACCTCGCTGCCTGATCCGAGATCAGGAATCGGGCAACGAACGGGATCGGGATGCCGGTCTTCGCGGAGACGGCGCCGAGGAGCGGGTATGTCATCGCCTTCGTTCCGGCGCGGATGACGGAACGACCGATTCCACCCCTCGCCGCCGGAGCCGGAGCTTCGACCGCAGCCGTCATCCTCGCCTGCATCTCCGGCGTGAGAGTACCCTCCGGGCCACGACCCTCGATCACATCGAGAGCCATCTGCCGCTCTTGTGCGGCGCGAGCTTGGTTCGCTGCCTCCTCGGCCCAGGCCTTCTCCTCGACGCGACGAACGAGCGCATCCGTCCGGGCCTCGCCGTGCGCACCTTCGATGTCAGCGGCACGGCGACGTGCGCGAAGGGCCTGGAGTGCGTTCAGGGGCTTGCCCTGGAGTGCTGGGATGCGCTTCGCGAGGGCGGCGCCCGCCATGTGCCCGCCGACCATTCCTGGGCCGAAGCTCATGACGGTGCCGAACTCTTCTCCGAACGCGGCCTGCTCTTCGGGAGTCTCGCCAGCGGCAGCGGCAAGTCGCTCACCCACTGGAGCCATAGCCGCATGCGTACCGATCGCGCCCGCGAGCGCAGGGATCACTGCCTGAGGAGCGACCACGGCGCCGGCAGCGATCGGCAGGACGCCGCCGGCCATCTTCGCAGCCTGTCCCCCCTCGCCCGTGGTGAAGTACGTCTTGCCGAGCATCTGCTGAACTTCGCCCACGGCCTCGCGACGCTCTTCCTGCCCGCGCTTCAGGGCTGCGAGTCGTGGATTGCGCATGTACGCAGCGGCGCCCGCATCCACGACAGCGGGCTCTTCGAGTTCCATCTCCGGCAGGTCGCCCCGCTTGACCTCGGGCTCCCTCACTCCGTCCCCGAAGTCCTCCAGGCTTCCGATCTGCCCGGACTCGATGAGGTGGTCTACGTCGACGCCCTTCGCCTGGAGATGCGCAAGCTTCTTCGCGATCTCCGGCTTGAAGGGAATCCCGCCCGGGAGAGCCCGATCGGAAGCGACTGTTCCCGGTGGGAGGCCGGGGCCCGTGTCGCCACGGCGCCGCGCTTCTGCGATGTTCGCCAGCTCTGCGACGCCAACGAGCCCGCTGCCGAAGGCCGTGCCCATCGACCCGAGTGCGGTCGGAATGCCAGCGATCGCCTCTGCAATGTAGGGCGCCACGCCGGCACCAGGGGTTGCCCCCATGCCTGCGCGAATGCCCGCACCACGAGCAGTAGCCTCCGCCTCCTCGACGGCCCGCTGACCCTCGGGGCTCTCGGCGTACGCCTTGTCCTTCAGGCGCTGGCGCTGGCGCTGGTAGACACCCAGCTCGTACTCGGTGAACTCCTGGCCAGACTCGGGATCGAAGTAGCGCTTCTCAGCCATCTTATTGCCCAAGGATGCTCTGGAGACTGAACGGTTGTTCGGTCCTCTTCAGTGGACCCGTGCCCGGGGCCACGGCTTCGGCGGGCCCGAGAACCTCCCAGCCCTGGCCGTCCCACCGCGTGATCCGTCCGCCCTGAATCTTCTCCTTGCCGCACGGAGAACCGTCCGGTGCGGGCGGGCACTCCTCGCCTTCGCCTGGGGTCGCTCCCGCCATCGGCTTCTGGTCTTCGCCCAGGTACAGGCCCGCCGCCTCGATCGCGTCGAAGTAGCCGTACTTCTTCGCCTGCTGTACGGTCCTCCTATCGATGGTTGGCGCGGGCGGGTTCTCCTGGCCAGTGATCCGCCTCCAGTCACCCTCGTGAGTAGCAAGACGGTTCGCAGCGAACTCGATGTCAGCTTCCAGCATGCCGCGAAGTTGTTCCGGGGACGCTGCGGTCGTGTAGCGGTCGTAGACCTCCTCGATCTCTCGCTGTATCGGGGCCATGCCGTTCTTCTGGGCCAGCGCGAACTCGGTAGCTACGTTGGTGAGAGCGGTACGGAGCGCTCGCTCTTCTGGTCTGCCCGTCTTCTCGTAGAACCAGCCGATGCCCTTGTTGATCCACGGGAAGTCGGTGCGCTCGAACTTCTCCGACAGGTCGAAGACCTTGCCGACGTCCGCGAGCACGTTGTTCACGGCCTGACGGCCCTTCCGCATGTTGCCCTTCGCCCAGTCGAGAGCGAACTCGTAGCCCTGCATGGACCAGTTCGGGTTGATGTAGGGCATCACGATGGAGAGAGCGGTACGGAACTTGGTGTCTCCCGTTCCGCGACCGAGCTTCGCCTTGTAGTTGGAAGCGGCCCTAGCGGCCCCTTGCAGCTCGGGAGGGAGCTGCTTGAGGAACGCATCGCCGCGCAGCGACCAGTCGAGCGTTTCGGCTACGGGTGCGAGGTATGGGTTCTCGGAGGCAGCGGTCGGCTTCACATCGCCCACGCCACCCTTCGTCTTGCCGGACTGACCGAAGTCGATATCGAAGTTCTGGGTCAGCTCGTTCCAGCCCATGACCCTTCCACCGATGACCCGCGTCGGAGGCGGGCCGAGGTCTGCCGACTCCGGCTTCTCGAACGCGGCCTTCGCGTACTCCCCTCCCATCTTCGAGGCGATCTCGTAAAGGGGATGACCGTACCGGAAGACCTGTCCCCGGAACTGCTCAGGAATCCTCTCGTCGAATGGAAGAGCAACGGGCGGATTCTCCGCCTCCATGGCCTGCCGCTCGGCGCGGTACTTCTGCATCGCGAGCCTGACGGGGCTGACCTGACGCGGCTGGATCCCCATGACCTCCGAACCGGGGATGGTGACCGTCTCGTCCATCTTCGGCTGGAGAAGCTGCTCAACGGACGGGCCGGGGCCGACCTGTGGCTGGAAGGTTTCGTCGGCCCCCGGGAGCTTCACCTCCGGGAGATTCTTCAGGATCGCGCCGATGTCGCCCTTCTGAAGCTTCGCCTCTTCGAGCGCGGCCTCACCTGTGTTGATCGCGTCCTGCTGGGCGGACCCCATGCGGAACTTGTCCATGTCCGCCCGAAGACGATCCGCCTGGAGCCTACGGAAGTTGGAGCGGGCCTTGCGCTCCTCCTCCTCAATGGCGAGCATCCGCTGGCGCTCTTTCCCTTCGGAGTAGGCACCAAACATCTGGCCAACGCCCCGAAGAGCATCAGCCACACCGCTTCCGCCGTATGGCATTGGCCGATACGCCCTGATGATCGCCATGGCGACTCCTTAGACGAACACGTCCGGCTTCGTGAGGCCAAGGGCTCCCGCAGCAGCCCCGTAGTTGCCGGGTCCGGTCGTGGTGCCCTTGCTTCCGAAGCGCTCCCGCTGCTGCGTCTTCGCACGCTGAGCGCGGCCCCAGATCTGCGCGAGGTTTCCAAGGTCTCCGAGCGCGGCGGTCTCGCGTCCGTACCGCATCTCTTCCGCGCCGCGACGAGCGCCTGCGCGGGCCTGCGCGGCCTGACGCGCAACCGGAGAGCCGATCTTCAGGACGCTGGGATCGATGCCGCGAGCGCGGGCGATGTTCTCCAGCTCACGCTCTCCTGCGGCCTCTTCCTCACCGATGCGGATCATCTCCCCTTCGAGGATTCCCGCCGGTCTCCACGCGGCCTCGCTCACGCGGCCCTTGTATCTGTTCTGGAGCATATTCAGGGTGGGCGCAAACCGCCTCGTGACCTCGGGGGCGGTGTACTGCTCTCCCGTCGAGGTCCGGTAGCCCTCCTGATCTGTGGTCGTGACCTGGGGCCCCATGGCTCCCGCGTAGATCGCCTCCGCCTGGGGGGCGATGCCGGCGAGCCACTGATCCAGCTCGCCCTTCGCGGCAGCGATGTCAGCACGATGCTGCTGGTACATCTTATTCTGCTGCTCGCGAGCCTTCTTGCCTTCCCAGACGTTGGCCGCAGCCCCGATTCCTTGTCCGATCAACCCGAAGACCATGTCGTTACTCCTCTGAGGCTTCGCTGTCGCGGCCAGGGCCTGAGCTGCTTGCTGCCCCGTGAAGGGACTGACGAAACCACCCATCACTCTGCCTCGTCGCCTAGCGTATCATTCTCGCCATCCACAAGAGGGATGGACCAATAGCGCCCCTTGACCTCCTCGCCGCCGGCCAGGGAAACGGCCAGATGCTCGATGACCTTGTCGTAGGGAGGGGGCGGGTAGCCGTCGGTCACGGTCGCAGAGACGGACGTCGCACCATACGAGAGAAGCCTGCTCTTGACAGCGTCCCAGAGGCGGGTCAGGGCGAAGCCAGAACGGCCCCTCCGCTCCGGTGTGACCCACAATGGATCGAGGTGTGGAGCCAGAAGGACGCCGCAAGCTGCGACCACCTTGCCATCCTCCACCGCACCAATGGCCAGGGCCTTGGGATGCATCCCAGGAACCTGAGCCTTCTCTTCGGAGTCCAGCTCTCGGTATTCCATCACGGGTTCAGGATCGCATCGACCTGGGCGCGGACGGTGTCATCCGCAGCCTCGTACCGTTCGCTCATTTCCGCGACCTCCGCAGAGTCGGCCATGCGCCACTGGCCCCGGAGGGTCTCGGTGAAGATCTCGTCGAGGAACATCTGCTGGGTGAACTCTGGGCCCAGCCCCTTCTGCTCCTTGTACGTCTCGTACGCCTCCAGCAGCAAGCGGACCCGCTGCTGAGGGATGTCTACGCTTGCAGAAACTGTGGGCATGCGTCGCCTCCCATATCGAAGTGAACGGGGTAGACCAGGGACTCCCTGATCCTCCCCAACTCCTCAGTCGAATAGATGTGGCTCCTCTGGAAAAATCGTACTGCCTTCATGAAGTCCTCGATGAAAGGCAGGGCCCCAAGCATGGGCAAGCTCCAGACCACCACCGAAAGCCCCGCCGGAAGCACGTAGTTGACCCGGAACTCGATGTAGTCGAAGTAGATGTAGTTCGAGGACGTCCCAACGGGCTCTTGGTAGTACCATGCGATCCTCAGCGCATCCAGCTTCGCGTCGGTCCATCCTCCGCTCGGAGCGGTGACGGTGTCGGTGTAGAGCGAGTTCACTGGCTGGCGGAGAGGGCCATACCACCAGTCGCTAGCGCCGTTGCGTCCAACGTTGTTCCTTGCCGTCGAGTTGTCCGTCACGCCAGTTCGCCGCTGCCGGTTGTGCAGTTGAAGGCTCGTGATGGAAGAGAACGCAGACGAGAAGTTGTCCACTCCGTAGTTGCTCGAAGTACCACTGCCAGTGTTGCACTGGTGCTGCGGCCCGGTTCCGTTGTTGTCGGATGTAGTGGCGCTCCGCAGGTTCGAAGACGAACGCAGAGACCAGCCGCCACCACTGACCCCTCCGGTGTGAGTGATATAGAGAAGATCCTGAGCCATCATGCCCTGGTCATGTGGAAGGCCCAGGAGAGTAGCGTGACCGTCCCGGTGACCGAGGCCACTTCCACTTCAAGGTAATCGTTCGCGACGAGGGTGTTGTTCTGGAGCGTGCCGAAGGCGGTCCACGTCGATGCGGACGCAACAGACAGGTCCGTCGAACGAAGATCACTGCTACCGTTCTTGCGCACGTTGACTGTGGCTCCGGTCCCGCCCTCGCGCCAGCAGTAGATCGCATCCACGGTGTAGCCATCGTAGGCCCGGAAGACCATGGTGAAGTCCGCAGAGAGCCCTGAGGTCGTGTTCTGAAGAGTCGCTCCCCGCTCTTCCTTCAGGCCGATGGCGTTGCCTTCAAGGTAGAGGTCATTGAAAGAGGCCCCAGAAGAACCGAGATCACGCGTGCCGTCTCCGTCCGGGATGAGCACCCCAGCGAGGGCCCGGGTGCAGTCGGCCAAGATGTACTGGGTGTGATCGTCTACTCCGAGGTCGGAGAGATCTCCGTGGCTAGCTCCGCCGAAGGTGCCCCCATCAACGATCACGTCGCCCAGGAAGACCACATCTTCCTTGAACTCAGTAAAGCTCCCCTTCTTCAGCTTCTCCCGAATGCTTTCGTTGTCCTCACGCTGGGCCGTCTTCAGTTCTTCGATGGCCTCTTCGATGCGCTGCTGAGACAGGCGGCACTCCCGCAGAGCGTCCTTGATGTCCTGAACGGAACGCTGGACATCCTGGGAGGCATCCACGGGGACGCGTACGCTTTCGTCGCTGGGCCTGTCAGGCACTTACGTTGCCCCCGTCGCCGCTACCAACCGGAAGCTCCGTCCAGTTGCCAGTGCCGACGTGACGAACACGGATGCCGTATGGCTCGAATCCAACGTCACCCTGGCCAGCGTTGTTCGTGGTCACGAAGATGAGCTGGAGGCGACGCCCCTTCGTCCCCCGCCTCGGCACGAGCGTGTACACGTCGCGCTCGTTCGGATCGACCGTGATGGGGACGGTGTCGTGGAGCGTACCGTTCTTGTAGACGAGCATCTGGAGGTCCACCGGGCTGTAGGTGTCCAGCTCGACTTGGTTGATCCACGCGAGGTCACCGCCTTCCGGCGGGATGATGTGGCCCGTGTCGAGTCGCATCACCTGCTGGGGCCTCTGCCTGTAGGAGATGCCGAAGGCCTGGAGCGAGAACGACGTGAAGGAGCCGGTGAAGTTCGCCTGCGTCTTCAGGAACGTGCCCAGCGAGGCCAAGGAGGCACGGTAGACCTCTTCCTGTGTCGTCGTGAAGAGCACTGACGTGGTCCCGAGCGTGTCGCCGTCGTTGAAGAACTCTACTCTCCCCACGCTTCCACCCGTGTCAACATGGATCTGGAGATCAGCGGCGTCCTTCCTTCCGAGCGCATTCCCTCCATCGTCGATCGGAGTCAGGATATCCACGTAGATGCCGCCCTCGTTGTCTCCTGTGCCCGATTCGATCTCGCGCACCCTTCCGTCACTGGTTCCCACGAGAAGTGTGCCGTCGTACTCGCGCCAGATCGAGAGAACGCCGTGTTCATAGTCGAATCGGCACCACTGCTGATGGTCCGGCATGTACTTCCAGACCTTCGACGGGATCTCCGGCGAGTCCTCGCCCTCGGGCGCGAGCATGTAGAGGTTGTGGTTGTCCACCTCGAAGCGGAAGCGTCCGTCCAGGGTGTTCAGCGGCTCGATGTTGTGGCGCTCGCGGTTCTTCCAGAGGAGAGATGTCCCCGCGAACGGGATCGGCTGGAGGCTGGCCCCGTTCAGCATCATCGGGCCGTCGCCGGAGCGGTAGATGATCGCGTTTCCGTCCGTGGCCGCAGAGGCATCGACAGGAGGGTTCGCGACGCTCATCTCCTGCGGGTAGAGATCCACAAGAACTCCGCCCGCGTCGAGGTTGCCAGACCCGGCGATGCGGATGATGTCTTTCGAGCAGCCGATGTAGATCTGCTCCCCAGCCTCAATCACCCAGTAGGGGTCACCGTACCGGCGCAGGTCGATCGCGTGATACACGCTGAAGCTGGATGGCCTCTTGCCGGAGGAGACGTAGAGCCAGCCTTCGGAGGTGAGCACGAACATACGCTTCCTCCAGGGGCCGGCGATGCCGATGACGTTGTCCGGCGGACCCACCGACCCGGGCTCGAAGGGCTCGTTCTCGATCAGCGCATCCAGCTCGCTCTTGAAGATGGCGATCTGAAGGTCGCTCGAACCCGACCCGGCACCAGGGGCGAGGGAGAAACCGTGAGACGTGAGACGAGCACGCTCTTCCGGCTGGTCGAAGTTGGTGGTGCCCCCACGACGCGAGGAGATCTCGTCGATCGTCATGCCGCTCGCCGGAGCCGCATTCGTGATCGCGACGCGGTAGTAGGTGTCGAGCCAGCCCCCGTACATGTAGATCCAGATCTGATCGACCTGAGCATCCTTCGCAGTGAGCGCCGCCGCAGGGATGGTGACCTGCAATGTCTGCTGAGCGAGATTGAGATCGTCGGAGATCGGGGACATCGGAGACAGCTCGGTGTAGATCTCGGCTCCAGCAGCATCGAGATACTGGCGAGCGTAGCGGTAGCCGACACGGAAGTTCCCGTTCAGGGAGCGGGCGCCGCCACCCGTCCAGATAGCATCGTCGAAGTAGGCCGAGTCGGTGGAACCGCTCGACACGTTGTAGGCGATCTTGAAGCCACGCACCGTCTTCCAGTTCCGCCCCGAAGTCGTGCCTACGCGCTTGAACTGTCCGCGAGACACGGTGAAGTGGCCCCAGGCCGGGGAGGCAGACTGCGTATCCCTGCGGGGTACGGTCGTACCCCCACGGAGTTCAGTCAGGCGCTTCACCACGTCGCCAGCCACAGCCGGAGAGCGGACGTTGGTCACCTCGTCCGGCGTGAGTACGCTGAGCAGCCGCTCTGTGGAGGCCGTGTACGCATCCACCGAGTTCACCCTCGGGTCCTTCAGGCCGGTCTCGACATCGTTCTTCAGATCGAAGTCGAAGTAGTAGTAGTCGTCCACGAAAGGATCCGTGCCCGTGCCCAGGCCGAACATGATCGTGACCTTGTCCACCTTCTTCGGCTTCGCGAGGTGTACACGGACATCGAAGAGGTCTGTGTTCGATCCCACCGAGCCACCGATATCGAGGTAGTCCTGATCGGAGGAGAACTTCTTCGAGGCCGAGGCTACGGCATCCGACGAAGGGATGAGTTCCAGGGCGCTGTTAGCGTTGCCATCGTAGTCGCTCACGAAGTTGCTGGTGCCCTCATGGATCGTGAAGGCAGGCGACTCGCCAGAGTCGAACGTAGCCACCGTTTCGGTGATCGCGTCGATCGCCGAGAGGGTCGGGGCGTAGGCTGGGGCATCGATACCCCAGTTGTAGAAGTTGCTCCCGTCGAACTTCTTCTTGGTGGTGCCGCGAGCGAAGAAGGCTTGGTAGGCGTCATCACCAAAGGAGATGTCGCCGGAGCCATCGAAGGCGGTACCGAAGGACATGCCGTCGCGGTAGACCTGATCGTCCACCCCGGCGAAGCGATACTTCGTGCCCTGAAGGATAGGGCTATAGAGAGCGTTGACGTTCAGGTCCGCGAAGCCGGTGTAGATGTCCCGGCTCCCACGCCGCAGAACACGCGCACCCGTGGCGTCGGGGATAGTGTTCGTCGCATGCAGGAGGACCCCGTCCGGGGCGTTCACGGAGTCTGCGTCGGGGTGCCACCTCCACCCGCTTGTCGTCCTGAACATCGTCGGCACGTCACACCCCCAGTAGCGCCCTCTCCTCCAGCGTAGACGATGGTGCGCCGCTGACCTCCGGGATAGGCCCGCCCTCAACCCGGACCTCGTTCAAAGCCTGGGTCAGAACTACGTCGAGGCTCCCGAAAGAGGAGAGGATGGGCGTTCGCCGGAACTCCTCGTCAACGAGTCCGCCGCCCGCAGCGGGGTTCGTCTTGTTCGGGAAGCGCACGAGGTAGTGCTGGGCAGATTCGTCCCAGACGACTGGGATCCCCAACTCTGGGCCACGAACGTTCGCAACGTGCCGGAAGAGCTTCTTGATCCCGCCCCCCGACTCGACGATTACGCCATGGCAGGTGTCACACCACGGATCTCCGAACCAGTCGCGGGTTGGGAGGTCGCATCCCTTGCATGTCATCAGCTCAGCGCTCCCACGGTCTGCGTGGTGCCGTTGTCAGCCACGGAGCGGCTACCCAGCGTGGTCGAACCGTTCGACTTGTACCACGTCTGGAGTGTCGCGGTCTGGTCGATCTTGAACGCGAACCTCTGGAAGAGGAACTGGAGCTTGTCGCCGTAGGACGCGGTTGCGCTTGGAATGGAAGCCAGCTCAGCAGCCGGTGCGCTGGTCCATGTCCTCGCGCCGTGGAAGAGGACGTACTTCGTGGTTCCGTAGAGGGGAGCCACGGCCCAGGCCTCGTCCAGGGTGGCGATCTTCGAGGTGCCATCGTAGTCGATGATCGTCCGGGCCTGCCCCGCCCCAGTGCTGGAGGTCAGGAGCACGGTCAGCCCGTTGTAGTAGTCGTTCGTGGTGTTCGCGCCCGCATCGAGTTCGAACTCGGTCCCCGTTGGGGCCCCGGCGTTACCGCTGGTAGCCGTCCGGGCCACCATCTGCCCCAAGACACCGGAGATGTCCTGGCCGGTGGCCCCAGCGATGGCCTCGATACCGTGGCCAGTACCCACTCCCGTGGCGACGATGCCCGACTGGTTCGTCAGCCCACTCGCGTCAGCATCGAACTGGCTCGTCTTCATGAGCGTGCGGACGTGGACGGAGAAGTCGCGGAAGGCGGGACCATTCTGATCGACGAACTGGACCATGACGTCTTCGCCGGTCAGCTCGGAGGAACCATCCAGCACGAGCTTGTAGACCGAGGTCGAGCCCACCTGGGTGATGTTGTTGTCCGGCTTCCCGCTGTTCGTGGCCTTCAGTACGCCGTCGATGTAGATGAGCACATCGCCGTTGCCGTCTGCCGCACCATGCAGAGTCGCCGGGGCCGTGGTCAGGAAGCGATCGCTGCTGCTGCTCGCGACGTCCCTGTAGGAGAAGTAGATGTTCTTGTCTTCCCCCTGAATCGCATCGTATTCATAGACGAACATGTGTGCCTCATCCTTTGCTTCAGCCGCAGGATCGACTGGAACGGTGAAGGTGACTTCACTGCCCTCGTCGGTCTCTACTCCCGAGTCCCATCGTACCTCAACGCGATATCCGTACTCCGTGCTCTCGGAAAGGGAGCCGATGACCGACTGGACTTCCTCGGGCTCAGTTGTCGAGGCCGTCCACGCCGTTGTGTTGCCGTAAACGCCACCCGTTGGCGTCGTGTCGTACGCGAACCTCCATTCGAGATCGGTCTTGTTGTTTCGATCCACGGTCGCGTTGAGCGTTGCTCCACCGTCGTTGGAGACCCCGGAGACTCCAGCGTTCACGCCCGTGGCTGGGTTCGTGGTGACCTCCGGGACATCGGGAAGGGTGGACGCCGAAGAGGACGAGCTGTAGTAGTCAGTCGTCGGGTTCGAGGTGGCAGAACGGTCGAGGCGGTACCGGAAGTCGTAGGAGGTGTCGGGGTCGAGCCCAGAAACGGTCGTGCTGCCGCAGTTGCGAGAGGTATAGCCAGACTGGCTACTCTTGAGGGCTGCGCCTGTGGTCCACGTTCCGTCCGAGGTCTTCTTGTACTGAATGTAGAGGGTGACAGTCGAGTCCTTCGTCGAAGGGATGAACTCGTCCCCGAGGGCGTTGTTCACCCGAATCGAGAAGGTCTGAAGATTGTCCAGCGTTGGCTCGTCGTCCAGGGTCGGGGCGGAAGCGTACGTTTTCCCATGGCTACCGTTCTTCGCGTCGCTCCATGTCTGGTCGAGTTCGGCGTCATCGGTGGCGCCATAGACCCTTGTGTAGACGTTGTCATCGCAATCAGCGGAGAAGCTGGGGTCGTTCCGCCAGAACGTGTAGTTGATCGGGGGCCCTCCGACGACGACGTCGTAGTTGCTCACCGATGGGCTGGACGAGTAGCCCCACCCCCACTGTGTGCGGATCCTGTAGTCTACAGCCTCGCTGGAGGAGCAGTAGAACCGAAACGTGCAGGTCTGCTTGTTCGTGGACTGGTTAATGGTCCCGAAGCTGAAGTTCTGCACTCCACTGACGGCGCGAGCCATCTCTTACCTCACCTTGAAGACAAGCACCCTGATCGTTCCGCTCGCGAGGTTCACCGACCCACCCGTGTTGTTGTAGAGGGTCACGGTGACCGTGTTCGTTGCGGAGACGTACGCACTGAGCTGGAGGCCTCCGAGGCTCAGGCTGAACGAGACCATGACGAAGTCGCCCAGGGAGGCGCCGTTTACTGTCACGGTTGTGCTCGTAGACGAGTTCGTAGCGACGGCCCCTGGATCCCAGGTCTTCGTGTCGGCGGAGTTGTTGAGCCCCATCCGCGTCGAGAGGGACGTCAGATTGATCTGGTTCTCGTTCAAGGTGCCACCGCTCGGGTGGACCTTCTCGACGACCGCGAGGCCCCAGTCGAGGTCTTGCTCAGCGAGTGTGCCGGTTACGATTGCCATCTCAGTACTCCTCCAGATAGTCCGCTGCTCATCGCCCACCAGCTCGGAAGGGCCTTTTCCTGCCGTAGTCGCTCGGGAACCGTTCGAGGTACGCATCGAGCTGACCCTGGCGCCGCTGGCCCATGCCGTACGCACGCTCCTTCATCGCGTCCTTCACGCGACGATCGATGCGAGCGACTCCGTCCTCGAACCGAGCCCTGTAGTGGTCTGCGAGCCGCTTGTCTTCGCCCTCACCCGGCTGCGAGTAGGCTCGGTGGAGCGCCCACCACTCGACGTACTTCACGGCCCTGTCGGGAACCTCGAACGGGTACTCCTTCAGATCCTTGCCCAGGCGGTAGTACTCCACCCGGGTCGCGTTCTCGTCCTCCACCACGCGACGCACTGCGCCGTACTGCTGCGCACCGATCGGGAACTCGCGTGGAACCGAGCGCACGGCGCCATAGCCACCGTTCAGGTTCACCACAGTCTCGTCGGACCACTGGAAGTCAGAGCCGGTGAAGGCCTTGATGGGCCCGTACGTCCCCTGGATCTCGACGGGAGAGATCGTGGAGACCGGAACGCCGATGGTGCGGAAGACGAAAAGGCCGTCCTGATCCATGGAGTAGGTGAAGACGCCACCCTGCTCCTTGTCGTAGATGTTGCGGGAGCGCCGCAGCCAGCGAGCGGTGCGCGGGTAGATACGCAGCCAGTCGTGCAGGCAGCGGTCCACCTCGACGAAGGTGGACGGCAGGGTGTTCTCCGTCTTCACGGACGGTCCCCGGTCTTCCTCGGTCATGAAGTTCGCGTTGTCGATGGACGTATGGTTCGTCGGGCCCTTAGCTCCAGGCTCGACGTACTCCTTCTCGTCCTCGTAGGTGTAGTTGAAGCGCTCGAAGATGGGACCGGACATGTAGTCCTTCTCGAAGTCGCGGGTGTGGTTGCCCACGCGAGGCTGACGGTCGAACATCACCATGTCGAAGAGGCACTTCGCCTCCCGGCACAGCATGTCGTAGCCGTCCTGAACCCAGTCCTCGATCTGGTCCCGGGTCCAGACGTCCTCGTCTTCGTCGTCGAGCTGACGAAGGACGTTGTTCGTGGCGTCGGTGAGAGTTCTCATCGCCTCAGTCCAATGTGGCTGATCTGGCGCCGTGCGCCCATCTGTGGATGACGGTCGCGGCGCATCCTGTTCTTCGCGAAGTTTGCCAGCTCGTCCCTGTGCTCAGAGAAGCGCTGCCAGAACATCAGGCTCTTCTGCGTCTCCTTCCTCTGGCCCAGGAGGGTGTACATCATGTAGTGCTCGATCGCGTCGGTGAAGTCGGGCGGGATCTCGGTGATCTTCGAGGAGAGTCCAGTGACGAGACCTCCGGTCTCCTCGACGTGCGAGAAGAGCGAGGAGTAGTGGACGCGCAGCGGGCTCGTATCGTTCCCCGGCACCGGGTAGGCGCCGAGGAAGTAGAGGCCCCGCATCCACCACCAGCGCGACTCGTCCGGCTTCCACTCCCACTGCCGTCCCACGGTGTCGTCCAGCTCGCGAGGCGTGGTTGGGGCGAGCCACTTGTTGGTCCTCGTGTTCCAGACGGCAGTGACGCGAAGAGCGTCGGGTGGGAGGTACGCCCGCAGGTCAACGTAGGGAGCCCACTTCCGCCTCTGCACCACCACGGACAGCTCGTTGGCCTCCGTGACTTCGGCCAGCTCGTCGAGAGCGTCGTTGTACGCCCCCACGAGGTCAGCCGTGGTGAAGAAGCGGTTGTCGGGATCCTCCAACCGGATCAAGATCCGGTCGATGACCTGCTGGACAGTGTCGGCCATGTGTTACCTGAGGCCGAAGCGCTGGGCCAGCATCGTCAGGACGTTCGGGCCTGCGGCCCGGAGCGCCTCGACGGCAGGGGTCGCCTGCTGGTACGCCTGACCGCCCGCGACGGCTGGGGCGGGCATAGCAGACGCCAACTGCGGGGTCCGCTGGAGGGCCTCTGCGATACCCGCGTAGTCGGGGGTCGTCGGGAGGCCACCCATGGTTCCACCGGCCACACCCATGTCAGGGTCGCCGGGAGTCATCGCACCCGGCTCGCCCGGGGCCAGAGCCCCTGGAGGTGTGACGGCTTGCATTGGGGGGCATCCCATCCTCACCCTCTCGTTGGGATCTGTGATCGATGCGCAGAGGGCCTCAAACTCAGCAGAGCCGCCCCCGACCCCGACTCCTGCGTTGGCCAACATTCCAAGTACTGGGCTACCCATTTTCCTTCTCCTTCTTCTTCAGCTTACTCATGGCCTCCTCGGCAATGCGCTTCCGGTTGGCCTTCTCCTTGCGATCCCGTTCCCGACGAGCCTTGCTGCGCCCCATCTACTTCCTTCCGTTGAGCATCTCCCGCTTGATCCACTCGATGTCCTGGCCGATCGCCGCGATCTGACCTGGGATTTCATTTTCTCTGCTAACGTGCCCCTCGATGAGGGCTACGAGAGCGTCGAACTTCTCGCCGGACACCGCGAAGCTGATATCGTACGCGCTGAGTCGAGACTGGATGCTTTCGATGGCCGCATCTTGCCGAGTCTGGTGGGTCTCCATGGCTAGAAACTCCCTCTTGACGAAGAACGTCAGCGAACGCCACCAGAAGGAGTTCAGAAGGAACAGCCCGACCATCAATGCGAGTGCGACCCCAGGGTACGTTTCCACGATGCCGTCGAGCCATTCCATGAGGCCCTACCCTTTCTTCGGCTGCTGACGAATGAGAGCCAGGGCCGCAGCGGCGCCAGCGATGCCAGCCGCGAGCCACTCCTGCGGAGTGAGGCCACCCTCGATGAGGGGGCTGAGCGTTGTCGCGAAGGCAACGGCACTGGCCAGGATGGTTTCCACGACAAGTCTGAGCATTCGCTCTCCTTTCCGCCTAGATTACCAGTCGAAGGTTACTCGCGCACCGCCGGCCCAGTCACCCGTGTGCTTGCGCTCCACGACGAGGCCCATGGACCACTGGTCACTCAGGCGAGCGGCCATGACCGCAGCGACGCGTTCGTTGTCGAGACGAACGTCGAGAACGGCCCCGTCACCCTGGACATCACGCAGGGCTTCCTCGACGTGGCCCTGAATGACGGAGTCGGAGAAGAACCGCTTCTCCTGAAAGACCCCGCCTCCGAGCGGGACCAGCTTCTTCTCCAGCGCTGGATGCATCGGCATCACTCCACCCCCGTTCCGACGTCAGAGGCCTTGGCCACCTCGTTCAAGACGGGGTAGACCGCGTACAGCTCGCGGCGGAGTTCCTTGACGTCGTCTTTCAGCTCCGTCTGAGCCTCCTTCATCATCTCCAGCCTGACTTGGTTGGCCTCCGCGATCTGGACGCCATCCCAGACGACCTTCCCGATGAAACCGAGAACGCCCAGGATCGCAGCGAGCGCAACCTTCTCGAAGTCGAGTCTCATCGGTCACCCTCCAGCACAGCCGTGGAGCCCGAGGCCGAGCACCACGTCTTGTAGTGGCCCCGGCAGTCGGTCTGCGCGGGGTTGCCCCGGTACGGTGGCCAAGCCTGTCCGTTGCAAGTCCACTTCTGGTTGCACAGCTCAGCCTCGCACTTCGGTCGGATGGGGTTTCCGTCACCCCTGACCGGACAGCCGCCGCGAGGAATGCAGCCGGGAGAGCCGCAGGTGTTCGGAGGCGAGCCCGTCCCCGGCATGCAGCAGTACCCGATCTTGGCGCAGAAGTTCGGCTGACCCACGGTGATCCACGTCGTATCGAGATGGCTACCCTTCTCGTGCTTCTGGAACTTCATCCGGGTCAGGTCCGGGTGCGGGGGAGGGCAGTCCTGAGGAGGCGGCGGAGGGGCCCCCTGGCAGGCCTCGCTGTTCGGGTTGAGGATCCATCCGTCCTGCTGTCCGCCCGGGGCCCAGCGGACCTTCTTCCCTCCGTAGTTGTAGATCTGGTAGTTCTCGTGAGCCTTGCCGTCGCAGAACGAGCCCCGCTTGACGCTGATCTGATCCGTAGCCCCAGGAGGCTCGTCGTCGTGACGCCCGCAGTTGAGGCCAATCTCGCAGAGCCGATCGCACACGAGAGCCATCCATGGGTCGGGTCCGAAGGTGATCGGGCAGTCGGTACCCACGGCGCACCCGCTGAGGTCGGCCATGACGGAGTTGACTACCGAGCCGAAGGTGCCCGGGTTCGTGGTCCCCGTGAAGTCGCTGTTCGGTGCGCCCTGGGGGAAGCCGCAGTCACTCGGTGGTGGTTCCTGGCAGGGGAGCCAATCCTGGCCCACGTAGCAATCGCAGTGGGAGTCCCCCAGACACTGTGGTTGCGGCAGAGGCGGCGGGGCCCCGCAGGGCTTCGTCAGAAGCGGACACTCCTCCTCGGCTGGCCAATGCTTCACTGGCCTCTCGGGCGTCGAACACACGACGTCGCCTGCGTCGGTATTCCAGATGGCACCGCTGAGATCCGGCTCGCAAGCTACGCATTCCCCCTCCTTGCACATCTGCGGATCGTTCATGTCCCGAGGGCAACTTCCAGGGGTGCAAGGCGCCGGACGGCAAGCCCAACGATCAGGCCCGATCTCCTGGCAGGTGTTTCCCGGGTCGCAGCCCAGGGCCCGACAGTCGAGGGGCGGGATGTTGCCGTTGCAGCCGATGATCGCTCCGGCCAACATGGCCATGGTGGTGAACGTGGCCACGGTAAGAACAAGACGCTTCACTCTCTGCTTCATGCCGGATGATCTCCTGGGACGATGCCCCATCCAACGAACTTGAACTCCTCCGGCTTCCCGGCGCAGTAGTCCATGCCCTCGTCAGGGTCCAGCTCGTTCGGATCGTGATCGTTGAAATGGATGCCGTCTTCCTCCAACCCGTGAGCAATGTGGTTGGAGCAGACGACGCGGACATCTTGGAAGTGAAGCCTCGTGAGCGGAATGCCCGTGAGCTTCTCCCCCAGGAAGGTCAGTAGCCGCCACCAGCCGTACCCGTTGCCGGTGCGAGAGCGCCAGTCTGCGACGACCCGCTCGACGCCCTCGTCCCCGCTGTAGTGGCGAGGGCGGAACACGGCGACCGCGTAGCCCTGGTTCTTCTTGTGGGCCTCCCACCAGACGTGCTCTTCGACCTTCCAGAGGGCTTCCGTAGCCGTAGCCAGGGTCGAGATGCGACCCGCCGGAGGGATGAGGTACCCGGGCTTCGTGATGCCGCCCATGTGGTTGCACCACGACGGCCTCTCGCCCTTTGACTGCTCGGCCCACCGAATCAGGCGCCCGAGGGGGTTCGTTCCCCTGGTGAAGTAGATGTCCCCAGGCTGCGCGAATGGATAGCCTGGGGCCCTGTCGATGAACCGCTGCTTCTCGATCTCTTGAATGCTCACCTGAACCTCCCCCTCTCCATCGCCTGGGCCATGCGCTCGGCGCGGCCCGGGGTCTGCCGAGCCCAGAGGGAGGCCCTCATCCCTCTCGCGGCTTCAGCGTAGTCTCCACGCTTCACCGCCGCAAGGGTGTTCCTGAAGCGCATGAGACCGCCGATGCCCATCTGGTACGCCATGGCCGTCAGGATGGTTCTGCGGGTACGGACGAGGCCTCGCCACCAAGGGATGTGCTCGTCGAGCTTCGCCTCGACCTCCTCGATGTCGTTCTTCAGCATCAACTCCGCTTCGCCCTCGCGGATCCTCCCGCCGCGCCTCTTGTCCACTAGGCGACCGTAGCCGATAGTCCAGTATCCAAGATGGTCTTGGTACACATGGGGAACAAACCCCTCCTCGCGCTTGAGCAGCTCGAAGATCGTCATAGCTCCCACCTTTGCTTCGACTGGAAGGGGGGCACGTCGCACTTCCAGATCTTCTCGAAGATCTTCCCCTTGTCGCTGGATCCCACGGGGATGATCTGGGGGTCACCACCTTCGGCGTCCACGTTGAAGCGCACGAGATCGAAGGGGTGCCGCTTGTACAGGTCGCCGCTGACCCTCACGAGGATCATGGTGAAGCGGGCATCTGAGAGCTGATAGTCCATTACCGGATCCTGCGCTGGACGAGCCAGTTCACCAAGGACAGGCCTTCGGGGAAGTGCTTCTTCATCCAGGGGGCGAGGCCTCTGGCCAGGACGACCTTCACCGTGTAGGCGAAGACCGAGGGGTAGACCCACTCGTAGAAGCGGGGCTTGGTGGGCGAGTACTTCGCGCTCCCGCACTCGCAGACCGTACCCCGCCCCACCTCAGCGAGATCGAAGACGTTCCTCTCGTGCTCTCGCGTGAAGATTCCGCCGCACTTGTAGCAGCGGTAGAAGTCGTGCCGCCTCGGGCCCAAGTCTCCGCAGATCTCGTCGATGTGGCTATACCCAGTCATCCTTCACTCCCCATTGCCGTGCCTTCAGGGGCTCGACGAAGCCCTCTTCCTTGCGACGCTCCTGCGCTTCCTCGAAGTGCGCCTTGCCGATCACCTCAGGTTCTCCCAGGTGACCCACCTGAACCGCCGTGTTCACGTAGAGCTGGACGCCGACCTTCGAGGCCTGCTGGCAGAAGCTCAGATCTTCACCGAAGCCACCAGAGTCGCGGTTGTCCGGGAACCACCCTGCCTTCCTGTCGAAATCGGGCGAGTCCGCGATGGCCTGGATGAGCTTGAGGCTCGTCCACACGAAGCCGAACCCGCAGCCGTCCACCGGGAGGAGGGAGTTCTCCGGGTAGTTGACGTAGTGCTGGAACTTCCCGGCCTCATCGTTGAAGTGATAGAAGACCGGCAGGAAGGTGCCGCCACGCTGGTGGTAGATGCCGGACACGAAGTCTGCCTCGAACTTGCGCACGGAGTGGAGGAGCTGGGTCACGGCCCCACCGTGAGTGCGGATGTCCGAGTCCATCCACATGACGCCGTCTGCGAGTCCGGGCTCGACGTAGAGCCTGTTGCAGACGTGGTTCCGCGCAGGGCCATACCCCATGCGATCCGTCGATGTGTCGCCGGCCCACTCCAGGCCGTGCTTGGCGGAGGTCATGATCTCGACGCGCTGGTCTCTCGCGCATTCGGGATCGACCGGCCCGTACGTGGGGCACGCGAAGAGCGCTCGCATGCCCTTTAGCTCTTCAGATCCGAGTGCAGTCTTTGCAGATGTCGTATCGATCTGCTCTGTTTCCATCATGGTCTTCCCTGAACTTGAGGTACTTCTCCGCATTGTAGACCTCGCGGATCGTCTGCCGCGAAAGGTCGCCAAACACCTGCTTGCCGGTCGGGTCAAAGCAGCAGGTGGTCACCTTGCCGTCGAAGAGGACGTAGATCTGACCGAGGGCCCTGCCGCACGTCTCGTTCGGCTTAAACGACCGGAGCGTCCGCTTGTCTCCAGTCCAGTTGCCCTCCAAGATGCACTGCCCGTAGCCGCCCTTGTCACGCTGCCCCCAGCGAAAGTAGAAGGCCAGCATGTCCCCGTAGCCGAACTCAAGACCGTTCGATACGGCCCTGACCTCGACGTGGACGTTATCTCGATTCTCGATAGCGTAGTCGATGTTCTCGCAGACCTGATCGAACTTGCCCTTCAGGCCCATGATCTCTTCGTGCTGGACGGCGTTGGCCGCGTTGAGGGAGAAGACAGCCGTTGTCAGGCCGGCTTCCTTGAGGGCGTCGAAGCGCTCCGGGGTCAGGTGGACGCCGTTGGTGAAGAGGCCGATTGGGGCCCTGGGCATCTTCCGTCGCGCATACCAGACCCTGTCCTCGACGTGAGGATCCAGCATCGGCTCCCCGAGCCCGGTGAGCTGGAGATCCGTGATGCCCGGAATCTCGGCGGCGTCGTCGATGATCTTCCTGTAGAGACCCATCGTCATCAGCCCGCCCCACCTCTCAGCCTCGGGGTAGACGCAGAAGTGGCAGCGTGCGTTGCAGGTGCTCGTAGTCTCTAGTTGGAGCTTGACGCTCATGTCTTCTGAAGCCCGAAAATGTAGATCCCCGAGCCAGGGTAGTCGTTGAGGACCAAGCTCCACCAGCACGGATCCACGTACTCGCCGTAGTCGGACGCGGCGTTCTTACCCAGGTCGGAGTACAGCTCCCGTGTCAGGAAGCTGAGCGTGCGGCCCGTGATTACCCGAGTGTGACCCGGGTCATCCCAGTCCCAGTCGCTGCCCTTGGCCGGGACGGTGCCGATGAGGAGACCCCCAGGCCTCAGGACTCGCCAGTACTCTCTGAACTCCGCGAAGAAGCCACGGAAGTCGCCCTGAAGGCCGACGTGTTCCAGTACTTCGTACGCATGGATCTCAGAGAATCTCTCATCTTCGAATGGCAGACACTCCCCCACTCGAAGCTGATCCAAATCGAAGACGTGGTCCGGCTTCGCCTTCTCATTGAAGTCGAGAGACGTCCACCTGATCTTGTAGGGGGGAGGGGTTCCTTCGGGAGCGATCTTGCGCTCAAGCGGAGAGTGCCCCGCTCCGAGCATCAGGCAGCGGTAGGGGCCCATCACTGATTCGGCAGATCCTTCGGCCTGCGGATGTAAGTGACGACCGCCTCCTTGAAGTTCTGGCACTGGACGTGGGTCGCGGCTGGCTGGTTCGCGGTCTGGGAGACCTGCCACAGGTACTCAACCATCCCGACGAGGCGGTCCTCCTCGGTCATGACCTTCCTCTCGTCTTCCACTACGCTGCCCCTCCATCTTCGTACGTTCCGTCGGCATCAACCTCAGCCGCTACCGCAGCAGCTTCTTGGTCGGACTCCACCTTCCAGCGCCTATACGACTTGAAGATGAAGAAGTCGAACAGGAGGCCAACCTGCTCCTTGTCCGGGACTGAGTCAATCTGGTAGATGCCGTCTGCTGTGGTTGCCCCACGGGAGGCAAGCGCGGCCTGAACCCTTGGATGTCCTTCAATCCTCTTTGCTTCACTTCGAAGCGCTGGAAGAACCTTCGCCGCAAACGCGTTTGGATACGTCCTTGTGAATGTGACGGCCATTGCGCCTTACCCTCCTTCGTTCGTAGCCTCAGCGTAGCTAGACCAACTGGATGTATCCGCTCAGGTACGATCCACTGCTGTCTCTTACTCGTGCGTAGAGACGATTGAGAACCTCGTCCAGCCAAAACGACACCGATCCATTGAACAGGTAGAAGTTCGCCGGTTGAGAGTTTGGGGTCCCGATCATCACGGGCAGTCCACTTCTGGCAAGGTGAACATAGCCCGAAGAGTCTGCCATGCGGGACACCGTTCCGTTCTTCAGAGATTCAACGGTGGTCGTTCCATCTCCGAGATAGTGAACAACCTGAGCCACTCCCGTGGTGCTAGTGTAGCGATGGAATGTGATGTTTGCCGTAGATGCTGCCTGCGGAACGCAGTACAGCTCAACCACGGCGGCTCCAGACGGCCTCTCTCGATAGAGCCTGAGGGCGGTACCGGAGATCTGAGCACGGGCGAAGTCTGTTGCAGACCCAGCCAGCCTGAGCTGAATCATAGGGGTAGACGCGTCCTCGCTCTGGAAGATGCTCGACGTCCTGACAATGCCGGTCGTAAAGAAAGCTGCTGTGGCATTCGTCCAGTCGATGTGCTGGTTGGCGACATAGTTCTGGAGCGTGTTGTGATCGACCGCATCAGCTCCAGCGCTCGCGTGCCTGGAAGCGTGGTTTGGCAGGTCTGCTGCCTGGAGCGCGGCGAACGCAAACGTGGTAGCGCCAGTGGCTCTAAGGACGTGTCCTGTCGTCAGTCCTGTTGCTGTATGCTTTGCCCCTACCAGGGTATGGGACTGAGGCGGCTGATCATCTGCCAGGACCCCGCTGAGTCCGGCCACGCTAAGCTGGTCCGACCCTCCATTCTGGTGGGTGGTCGCATGCGCTGACGGAGTCTGTGCGTCGGCCAGGAGCCCGCTCAGACCAGCGACCGAGATCTCGTCCGCTCCACCATTTTCGTGCGTGGAAGCATGCGCCGTCGGGCTCTGCGCATCCGCGAGTAGGCCAGAAAGACCAGCCACGCTGATCTCATCTGCGCCGCCATTCTCATGGGTTGAAGCGTGAGCCGATGGAGTGACCGTTGTGCTCGCCAACTTCAGTGGAGTCACCATGCGGGTGTCGTCAGTTCCAGCATCCACCTCTGCCTGTGTAGCGATCTCGGCCCCACCAACAAGAGACTCTGTGGCCTGGACTGGGTTCTGGGCGTCGGCCAGGACGCCGGAGAGGCCCCCAACACCAATCTCGTCTGCTCCTCCGTCCTCGTGCGTCGACGCGTGGGCCAGGGGCGTCTGAGGGTCAGCCAACGTACCGCTCAGCCCCGACAGGTCGATCTCGTCCGCGCCGCCATTCTCGTGGCTTGCTGCGTGAGCAGCGGGCACTCCTCCAGATGGGGCAGCGAAGGCTCCGTCGGCCCTCAGGAAGTTGGCAGTGCCGCCTCCGCTCGCAGGCACCATACCAGTCTCGATGGACGTGAAGGCGGCGATCGGATCGCCTCCAGCTCCGAGGTGACTTGCGGCGTGACCAAGAGGCGTCTGGGCGTCCGCGAGCAAGCCGGAGAGGCCCCCGACATCGATCTCATCCCCACCGCCGTTCTCATGGCTCGCCGCGTGCGAACCCGGCACACCCCCGTCGGGAGATGCAAAGGCTCCGTCAGCACGGAGGAAGTTCGACGTACCCCCACCGCTGGCTGGGACCACGCCAGTCTCTACGGACGTGAACGTGGAAATAGCGTCAGCACCTCCACCCAAGTGACTCGCGGCGTGAGCGAGTGGGGTCTGGGCGTCCGCGAGCAACCCCGACAGCCCGCCCACATCGATCTCGTCCCCGCCGCCATTCTCGTGATCGGAAGCATGGTCGAGCGGATCCTGCTCGTCAGCGAGGAGTCCGGAGAGGCCGGTGACATCGATCTCGTCGGTGCCACCGTTCTCGTGCGTTGGGGCGTGAGCGGCCACAGAGCTAGACGATTCACCGACGAGGATCCCATTGCTGTTGTAGATACGCCACAGCGTGGACGGCTCCCACGTCACACGGTAGTTTGGCTCCAGGCTCACGCGGGCGAGCGTGCGAGCGTTGGTCCCATCGTAGAACTCGAACGTCAGAAGCACGGCTGCGGTGTCGTTGTTGAAGACGGTCCAGTGCTTCGCCTGTCTCTGGCCAGTCGATGGCGAGGGGATGATGGTGACCGGCGTCGATCCGTTCAGCTCGCCTTCGGTGTTCCCGGAGAGGGGACTGGGCGTCCCGTCGAGATTCGTCCAAGACGCGAAGAACTCCGGCTGGTTCGTCGCCGGGGCGCCGGCCATAGACACACGAATGACTTCGGTGGCGCCGTCGAGAATCGGGCCACCGCCCAGCGCTCCGCCAGCACCCGCGCCACTACCACCACCGAGAACTCCGTACTGGGTCACGATGCCTCCTTACCACCAGTACCCGGACCAAGTCACCGAGTCGCCGGGGGTGCCCACGATGTAGATGTCACAGGGTCTCACACCCTGACCCGAAGGAAAGGGACCGATGGTGTAGTTCTCAAGGGCGAGAATGAATCCGAACCGATCACCTACGGTCACTCCCTCGTGACCAATGCTGATCTCGTCGTTCCCGGCGTGAGAACGGATGCTGAGCTGTCGGCACGGCTGAGCGCTCGATGAGAGAACCTGGGCATTCACGCCAAGGAGCGTCTCCACGGTGCCGGAGATAGGAGCCTGTGTGGTCGCCATGACCCCAGCGTACTACAAGAAAACGCCCCCCAGCGGGGTAAGCCGCCAGGGGGCGCTAGAGTTCATCCGACGACCGGGCTTACAGCGCCCGGAGCAGGATGTCCTTGGTGGTTGCCGCTGGGGTCGTCGCGGTCGCGAGGCTGGTGCCGTCCGCGAAGTAGACGAAGCCCTCGTTTCCGACCGGGGTCTCCACGGACAGTTCGAGGTAGTTCTGCGCGGCGGTGGCCTTGAGAACCATGCCCGCAGCCAGGGTGACGTCGGTGGACCCGATCACGGATGCGTCCGTGAAGCGACCGTGGACCTGTACCTTGCCGTAGCCCGAGTCCGCGATCTGCGTCTCAGCCACGACGCCCCTGAAGAGGGACAGCGTGCCTGCCGCAGCCTTGGAGACACGGACACCGTCGCCCGAGGCGCTGATGTCCCACACGCACGGGTAGCCCACAGACAGGGTCTCGCCGGCAACGTTGCGTACGACGGTGAAGACGGCGTCGTCGTCCTCACGCTGGAATGCGTTGAAAATCATCTCAACTCTCCCGCCAGGATCAGCCCATGGCCTCACCCGGCATTCGAAGTATCTCCGGGGGACTCAGCCACCATGGCCTCGCCCCCCATCGACGGTTGCTTACGACGTCGCGTCGTTCGTCATGGCACCCATGACGCCCTGCTTGTCGCGACGAGACACCCAGTGAGCGCCGTACCACTGCACGATCGAGGTCTCACCGGCACCGTTCGGCGCACGGACGAACTCGCCCGGAGTGAAGTCGGCCCCCCCGTACACGGAAACGCCCATGTACTTGGAGTTCACTGCGTAGACGGTGGACTCGTCACCGGCTGCGATGGTCGTGTTGCCGGAGTCCACGCGAGGGATGAACTGGTCGAAGACCAGCGGTGCGCCCGCGATGCGGATCGCCTTCCACGGGAAGTTGACTTCCTCGTAGTCGGTGAAGCGCTGGAGGCTGCGAAGCGCGGCGGAGATCTGCTCGTAGCCCAGGATGTCGGCCACGAAGAGGTCCGGGCCCGGTCCTGCCTGCTTGGAGCAGAGGTTGATGAGGTGATCCAGCTCCTTCAGGATGCCGGCGTAGGTGTTGGACGCCGTGCCCTGCTGGACCTGATTCTGCCACCACGACTCGGTGGACTGGTTGATGCCCCCGATGGTGGTCGAGGACGTCGGGTCGTACTTGATCATCAGCGGAATCGGCTCGACGAAGGTCGATCCGTTCACGCTGGAGGTGCGAGCCGTCTCGATGGACGTGCCGTCGGTGGCACCCTGGCCCTGGAGGAGCCAGCGACCGAAGCGGTCTTCCAGACCCGACATCGCCTGCTCGGTCTTGCTCTTGAGCAGGTCGATCGCAGCGCCCTTGTTCTGTGCTCGCTCGAAGTCACCGATGGTGATCGAGGATGCGAGACGAGCCCAGTTGAAGAACGCCGGGGTCTGACCGTCAGTCGGGGTGATGTCCACCTGTCCGACGCCCTCGGCGCCGAACGTGTCCACCGGAGCGAACTCGTACATCAGCGGAACGCGCAGGCGATCGCCGAGCTGGGAGACGGTCTTCCAGTTGCCGGACTTCTTGTACTTGAAGTAGAACGCGTTGGAAGTCGTGATCTGGTGCTGAATGACCGGACGGATCTTGTCCAGCAGGGCGGTCAGCCGCGCATTGTACGTACGGGTCAGGCTGGTTGCGGCCATGAGGTTTACCCTCCAGTGAGTTGTTGAAGCTCAGGACTGGGTGACCTCGTGGACGCTTCCTGACGCAGCAGACCACGAGCGGGGAGAGGATCCCCTGGTCACGCTGCGTTTCCGCCTCGCTACTCGGCTAGTAGGCCTTTCTAATGTTTCGACCGTTCACCGTGCGCGGGCCGTTTCCGCGTACCGTCAGAATGGATTATGCGGAGGTTTTGGGACGACTGTCAAGTACCTACACCAAACCTACTCAGAAATGCCGAAGGCCGGAGCGTGAGCCCCGGCCCTCGGTACTCCTCCTACGCGTGGTAGGTGAGTTAGATGCCAGCGGCCTCCTTGAGTTCCCTGGCCGCTTCATCGAAGGCGTCGGAGATGGTGAAGTCCTCCGGCGAGGTCTTGAGCTTCGAGACCGGCTTGGCGCCGGACTTCGAACCCGTCCCAGTTGGCTCCTGCGAGGCTCGGTTGCGCTCGATGCGCTTCGCAAGCTTCTTGGAGGCTCCGGCCCTGGCCTTGTGGACGCGAAGATCCGCGTTCTCGGCCAGGACGACCTTGAGGAGCACATCGAGGTACTCGCCCGGGGGCATATCCTCGGATGGCACCAGCTTGCCGCTGTTCCCCAGCTCCACGACCTTTTTCTCGATCGCAGGGGTGAGGATCTTGGCGTTGCGGTTGCGCCACTCGGCCTCCTGGGAGACGAGAGCGGTACGCTCGTTCTCGAACTGCATGCTGCCGACTTGGTTCGTGAGCGGAGCCACGACGGCCTCGGTGAGGACGTTGAAGAAGCCCTCCAGCTTCTCCGCGACCTCCGGCCCGACCTCGTCACCGAAGAGATTCGCGACCTCCTTGCGGGCAGTCTCGATCTTCTCCAGTTGCGCCTTCCTCGGATCGACCTTCACTGGAGGCTGTCCGGCTTCCGGGCCACCCGCGACCTGAAGGCCGTTCGCCTGAGCGATCGCACGGGCCACGCCGACCGGATCCGCCGCGTAGGCCTCACCGAGCTTGATGAGCTGAGACTGGCCCGCCATCTTCGTGTTGTAGCCCCGCATGAGGGCCTTGCGGAGAGAGCGGAGCGTCGGGTTGGCGTTGACCTCCTTGAGCTGCTCGGGGGTCATCTCGTCGAAGATATCGACTTCGTCGTCGTCGGAGGCTGCGGCCTCTTCCTCGTCGTCGTCCTCGTCGTCGTCCTCGTCCTCGTCCTCGTCGTCCTCCACCTTGGGCGCCCAGGCGTCGTCATCTTCGAGGTCGGGGATCTCGTCGTCGTCTTCGGAGGTGGTCTCCTCTTCCTCGGTGGACGTCCCCTCGTCTACGTCGGTGTCGTCCTCAGCGCTGGCGACCTCCGTGCCCGTGCCCTCGTCAACGTCGTCTTCCGAGAACTCGTTGATCGCAGCTTCGATCGTCGGAGTCTCGTCTTCCTTCTTGGCCACTAGTCCTCCTTCATCTTCTTGTGCAGCTTGAGGCGACCCTTCAGCTCCGCGATGCGGAGGCCGCACTCCTTCTTGCGCTTTTCGACGTCAGCCTTCGCCCTGGCAGCGACGTCCTCTGGAACCCAGTTGTCGAGGATGCTCTGGTAGTCCTTCAGGCGCTTCTCCTCGTCCTTGAGGTCGCGCTTGATCCACTTCATGTCGTCTGCGGCCATTGCTACCTCGCCCCTGTGGGGGACGTAGACGCTGACCTCCATGCCCTTCATCTTGCCTTTGGCGCGGTGACCAGCGAGCATGCCTCCGATCGTGTCTGCCATTTCTCTTCTCCCTACAGGACGAAGTCTTTACCGAAGTGCTTGCCCAGCACTCCAGAGATGCCGCCGAGACCGCCCTGGCCAGGGAGCGTGCTGCGCATGGCCATACGCTCCTCGATCTGCTGCCGTTTGTAGTCAGGCAGGTTCGGGCTGTAGCTCACGCCAGGAGTCTCATGCTTCGGTTGGGGGGTCGGCTCCGGCGGAGGAGGCGCCGCGATCGCAGCAGGAGACGGGGCCCCTCCACGCTTGCTCCCACGACCCTTCTTCTTCTGGGAAGGTGGCTTGCCGAAGTTGCCGAAGGCGCTCTCGTCATCGGACCACCAGAGACCACCACCCGCGAGGAGCTGGCCAGTCGCCTTCTGCATGTCCGCAGCCGCGCCCTCTCCACCCACTGCCCTGTCCTCGCCCAGGCCGAAAACATTGATCCCGGTACCCTCGGGATTCAGCTTCGTGTTGAACTGGTGGATCAGCACGTCCACCATCGGGTCGCCCGTGTAGGACAGCTCCTGGCCCTTGGTGACCGGCTTCGGAGGAGGAGGCGGCGCTGCCGCAGCAGGCCCCCCACCGGCCTTCCTGCCACGACTGGACTGGAAAATCGAGACAGCTTCGTCCCCAAGGTACTGCGCCTGCCCGATGGACTCTGCGAAATCGATGGGCTTCTCGACACAGCCCGAGCCGTCAATCGCCCGATACGGGATCCCCTCCGGGCAGCGACTGTCCTTGTACTTCTCCCAGGACTGGAGTGTGCCCTCGTCGAACCTGTCGAAGTCCTCGGAGAAGCCTAGCCTCCGCGCACGTTCGCGCATGCCCGTGGCGTCGGCGCCACCTTGAGCAGAGTATCCGCCCCCCCACGACTTCCCGGAGACCTGAGCCTTCGCGTTGACCCCGCCCGCACCCTGCTCAGCGTTGTACTTGTAGGCTTCATACTGGTCCTGCGCACCGGCCTCGTTAAACGGCTGTCCCTGGGCCTCGGCGTTTGCTCGGGCCTTCTGAAGCCATGTGTTGTAGTCCATTACGGCCATGCGCTCACCCCTACTTCTATCCTATCAGGGGACGCACTTGCCTTCGTCGCGCCAATCCAGGCAGGCGTGGGCCAGCTCGTGCATCAAAACCTCGCGCTTCCTCTTCGAGGAAAGCCACTTGCCGATGTAGACGGTCTCCGTGTCCCCGTGCCAGAGGCCCTCCGGGGTGGACTCGTCATCCTCGGCCTCGGCCTCCTCGCGCATCTCTGAACGCGTGACAAGCTTCACCTCGATCCGAACGAAACGCAGATCGATGAAACTGGGAATGAGCGCTCTCACTGCTCAACCTCAAAAGGCTCCACGACGTGGCCCTGCGGGATGGCGGGCGGGTTGTCCACGCGCACCTTCCACCTTGACGTGACGCCGTATTTCCTGTGAAAGAAGAGCAGCCACTGCACGGGCTCCTCTGGCTTCATGCGCCCGTCCTTCGCGAACTCGGAGTACCCGGGCAGGCTCCCGTTCGACCAGCCGTAGTCCAGCTCGTACGCGACGTGGAAGTGCCCGATGAACATCTTCTCGAAGGGCTGGTGCTGCGAGGCCTGCTGGTCGTAGACCTTCTTCATGCCCCGCATGATCGGGGCAACGGGGCCCAGGAAGCCCGCACCGCCGCGAGAGCCGATCTTGTCCCCGTGGGTGGCGAAGTACTTCCTCCCGTAGATCTGGAAGTGCGCGTCGCCGGAAGGGGGAGTCTGGAACGTGATCGCCTTGTTCTGCTGGCACATCGACTCCAGCCACCACGCCGAGAGGGTGTCGTAGTTGTCCTTGGCGCCGCGCTTTGAGGTCGGCTTCTTCGTCGTTCGTCCGTGGTTGCCAGGAACGGAGATGACGTGGACCTTCCCGAACCGGAGCGCGAGCTGCTGAAGGCCCCAGTACTCCGAGGCGACGAGAGAGCGCACGGCCTCGATCGCGTGGGCCTCGTTCGACTCGTTCAGGTCGTCGTGGATGTCCCCGCTCACCATGTCGCCCAGGCGCAGGTAGATGATCCCTTTGTACGTGTTGTTCGGTAGGTGGTTGAGGGAGATGTCCACCGTCCGCTCGATCAGTCGCTGGTAGCGCTTCTGGGCGATCCCGATGTTGTACGCGTTCACCCCGTTCATGTTCTCGGGATCGACGACCTCGCCCCACTGGAAGTCGGAGGCTAGGAGGACAGGGATGTGCTCGGACTTCTTCCCCTTCGAGGTTCCGAGGGTCCACTTCGGTGGGGATGGGTCCGGGTGCGTGAGCCCGAAGAGAAACTCCCGCATGCCGACTTGGCCCGCGATCTCCTTCAGCGACGCGTTCAGTGACGTGCGCGTCTGCGTGTGCGCGATCTGCTCGTAGTGCAGCCTGCGCTCCAGGGCGGAGATCTGGCGCTGCTTCTTCTCCAACTCGACCCGCTGCTCCAACGTCTTCTTACTTGGCACGGGGAGCCTTGCGAAGCACAGCGTGCCTGCTGAAGTGCTGGGTCATGACCGTGGTCTTCCGCTGACGTTCCAGTCTGTCCTTGTCGTATCCGTGGTCCTCCACGAGGTAGGTCACAATGTCGCGCAGCGCGGCCCCGTCCCTCTTCCCCTGCTCGACCTCGTTCCTGAGTTCTTCGGGAAGATCGCACAGGACACACCCCTCCGCGTAGCGCCGCTCCTTCATCACGTCCATCAAGGAACGACGCGGCTTCTTCGTCATTCGGACTCCTGTGGGTGGGCGCAGTACTTCGGTGGGCTACCAGCCAACCATTCCTTGATCGCAGCGAGGCCACGGTGGAAGTAGAGCCACCGACAGCCCCCGCAGAAGGCGTGAGCGCAGAGGTTGCACCACTTCACGTCATTGTCCGCGTTACCGCAGATGCAGCAGATCATGGAATGGTTGCAAGCACGTACCAAGCGTAGGTGTCGCTGCTGTTCTTCGCGCAGACCTCGAAGGTGTCTGCGACGCTCGACCCGCCCTCGACGCGGAAGAGGTAACCCCTGGCATTCGCATCACAGGTGGGCCTCGAACCATCGGTCGTGATCTTGATCCCGGTCCCGCCGGTGACGGTGACATCGGACGTGTCAGACCCGTCGTTTTGCGCAAGGCTGATGTTGCTGTCGTTCATCTCAATGGTGGCTTCGCCGCCGCCGTCTACCGAAGCCGTCCAAGTGATCTGTCCCGCCTCGTAAGAGGCACTACCGACATCATTCCCATCGGTGACTTCGAGCTTGCCCTCGCTGTCTCCATCGTCCGAAATGTCCCACCAGACATGGCCGTAGAGGCCAGATCCGCCGCTATCATCAGCAAACAGCTTGAAGTCGGTCGCCCGGGAGATCAGCTCATAGGTGTCGTCGTCGCCGTAGTCGAGGAAGGTCTCATCCGCGAACTGTTCGAAGACGCTGACCAGGGAAGCATCGCTGTCTACTTGCGACGTAAAAGAACCCACGCCCGCCGACGTCGCCGTGCCCGAGACTAGAACCGAGGCCCCCGTACCAGTCGTGTAATCAGCAGCAGTGAAAACGAAGCTGGACCACAGGGTTCCAGTGATCGGATGCTGAAGGTAGATGGTCGCCGTATTGAAGCTGGCGTCGTTGGCCCCCATGAGGATGAACTCACCGCTACCCGGCATCTGGATGTAGTTGCCCACGAAGTCGGTCTCGTAGTCGTTCCCCTGAAGGACGAGCGAGTCAAACCCCCACACGGCGGCAAGGCCACGGCAAGCCCCCATGTCGGTGTCGTTCGTGAACGAATACGGAGGCGTCACGCAGCCGTCACCACCAAGGAGCGGAAAGCTGGGAGCACCACCACCGCCGCCGCCGCCAAGTGGGCTCGGCCCCGTGCCGCCCCCGTGCTGGGCCCAGGCTGGGAGAGCAGCGAGCAGAAGCGTCGCCACGAAGAGCTTGGTCTTGATCATGACACCCCCTATGGAACTGTCGCCAATGCGTACCATGCGTACGTGTCGCTGGAGTTCTTCAAGCAGATCTCGGGGGCATCGGCCACGCCCACACCGCCCTTTGCCACCCAAACGTTTCCACGAACCCCAGAGGCACACGTCGGCTTGGTGCCAGTGTCGGTCTGAAGGAGAATGCCGTTCGGGCCCGCCCAGATCTCGTTGTCCTCGTAGTAAACCTGAACCCAGTCGCCGCCTCCGGTGATCGAGGCTTGCACTCCGGCTGTCTGGCCCGTGCCGTCCTCGTAGACGTAGAAGCCAGCGTAGGGCCTACCGCTCTGGTCGGCGTTGGCGAAGATCTCAGCCGCGTCGAAAGACGTGGAGTCTTCGAGGTACGCGTCGAAGCTCTCCTCACTCCAGAGTCCCCTGTACCCCAGCGCCTGCGGCGTTGTCCCGCTGGTACCAGTCGTGCCGGTGTAGAAGTAGATAGCCCCCGGGGCACCCGTGCCCGTCCCGAGACCGCCCGTGATGTAGACGTCCTCTCCGATGGCGTTGGTGCCGGTGTTGTTGGCTCCTTGGACGTAGAGGTCATCGTTCGAATCCACGCGAAGGCCCGCAGTGGGCTCGGTGGTGAAGCTGTAGGAAGGGGCCGTAATCAGCCCATCGGGGGCCAAGAGGGGGAAGGACGGCGCTCCGCCGCCGCCGCCGCCAAGAGGACTCGGCCCCGTTCCTCCTCCGTGCTGGGCCCAGGCGGGGAGAAGAGCCGCGAGTAGAAGTGTCGCGAGAAAGAACCTGATCTTCATGATTCCCTACCCAGCGGTCCAGAACAGGATGTCGCCTACCGTCCCGATGATGTAGATCGTGTTCGGGGCGATCCCGCCACCGCTTGGGTTCGTGAACGTCCACGACTCACCGGCATCCGCCGAAGCCGTGAGGTAGCCATGCGCATTCGCGGGAGCAGCGGTCACGTCGGAATCACCGAAGTAGCAGATGCTGGCCCCGGGCTCCAAGCGGATGGTGATGTAGGTGTAGGGGACAGTGCTGGAGTCCAGAACCGCTGCAGTGTCCGAGACCGTGTGCTGACCGCCAGCGGGGAGGGCCAGGAGCGGCCCCACCGCAAGAGCGAGCACCAGTGCCGCTACGAGAGTTACCCTTCGAATCATGATCTCCTCCTGGGCAGTCAGCCCTTGTCCTCTTCAGCGCTGGGCTCGTTCGTCCAGTCCTTCGATGTGGATGCGATCTTCACCGACGGCTCCGGCGTCGGAAGGTTCATCTTCGAGAGCCCTGCGAAGAGTACCTCGTCCACGAACTTCTTGAAATCCTCGTCACGGATGCTCACCTCAGCCAGGACATCGCCGTTGTCCGCCCCGGTGTCACGGACGATGATATCCACTCCGTTTGGCTGCGGTGTGAAGAAGAACCACTTGAGCTTCATCTCTTCTCTCTCCTCTTGTAGTTCTGAGACCCCTTCATGGTCCCGGAAGTCGCGGAGCCCCCATAGAGCTTCCCGCGATCCTCGAACTTCTGTGTCCCGAACTGCAAGCCCTGCTCTCTCATGATGGCCTGACGGTCACCACGAGTGGTGATTGGGACGCCACGGATGCCCAGCTCGTTCAGGGCCGTGCAGCGTGGGTCCGTCTGAGGGAGAAGCTGGGTGTCAACGTAGGGTTCGAACCCTCGGTGCCAGTCCTTCCCGACGGGTTCGTGCTTGCTGGAGTCGCCATGGCAGAAGGGCCACATCCCGATGTCTACCTCGGCGCCGCACTCTTCACACTTGCTCATCATCCCCCCTGGGTCTGCGGTGGGCCAGCCGGCGGCGGCTGCGTTGCCGGCGCTCCACCCGCGCCCCTGTTCGGCTGGTCACCCCCAGGCATCGGGGCCGTTCCCGGCTCCTTCGGAGGAGAACCGCCGTTGCCCATCTGCTCTACCATCTGGGCGAGCTGGTTCATCATCATCTTCTTCTGAAGCGCCGTCATGATGGCCCTCTGGTCCTGAGCGGAGCGGATGCCCATCATGTTCAGCATGGACTTCAGAAGCTCTGGCGACAGAGCGAGAAGCTCACCCGGACCCGGGGATGCGATGAGGTTCAGGGCCTGCATGATCCGCGCAGCGTGCTGCGACTCGGAGACCGGGCTCATGGACTCGATGTCCACGGTCACGTCCCACTTCGCTTCGCCGTACGCCTCTTCGAGGGTATCAGGGGTGACCGGCTTCCTCTGCTCGGCCATCTGCGCTTCGAGCATCCCCACGAGCGCCATGAGCTGCTGCGGCATCGGGTTCTTGATCTGCTGCAAGATCTGCCCGATCATCATCGCGTCCTGCCCCAGCATCGGGGAGTACGGATCCGAGTTCATCAGCACCCACTGCGGAAGCGTTGCCCTCTCCACCGCGACCTTGAGGAGTCCGTGCGCTACCTGAGCGAGCCAGTACGCGACCTCCTGTTGCTCGTACGATTGGCGCACGTCGCCCATCTGCTCAAGCGTGTTGACCTCGGTCGCGGTTGGGGCCCCTCCGGCGCCGCGAGTGAGACGAGCGGTCGGGGAAGACGCCGCCTGCTCAGAGAAGCCAGCCTCCGCCTGGGCGAGGGTCTGGATGGTGGATTCCGACCACGTCGGCTGGTTGATCGGCTGGATCGCGTTCATGTTGTTGTTCTCGACGCCGACGAACGTTCCGAACTCGTCGGTCTCCAGCTTGTCCAGCTCCTCGTCGTCGAAGCTCTCCTTGTCGTACATGTAGCGAGGACGCGTGCCCTTGCGCACCATGCGGAGCCACTCGCGAGCGTCGTTGTACTCGTCCTGCTCGTGAAGCTGCTGGAAGATCGGTGGGATCGGGTACCACTCTCCCGGCATCACCTCCAGGCGCAGAGTGTGGAGCGGAAGGAACTCGTAAGGCTCCCTGCGCAGCACTCTCTCGTGCCCCTCGGCCAGGACGATACGCTCCTTCTTCCGCTGGTCCCAGATCTTCCAGACCCGGACCATGTCGGCAGGCACATCCTGCGGCGTGTCCGCGTAGCCGATGGGCTCCAGCTCAGAGTCCTTGCCGGTGTCGCTGTCGCCAGAGATCTTCGCGCTCGGCTTCAGCTCTTCCGTGTTCGAGTAGGCCGGGGAGGACTTCACGTCAGAGACGTACATCCACTCCCAGTAGCCGACCCAGTCCTGGGTCTCGACCTGCGACTTGTCGTTCGTGGCCACGAAGAACTGGCGGGCCGGGATGTGGCGTACGTAGAAGGTCTCGGCGTGCGGAACCTGCACGAGCTTCGACATGGCCATCTCGAAGTCGTCGTCCGGGTTCGGCTGCTGCATCGCCTCCGAGGCTTCCTTGTTCTCGGAGAGCGGAGGCATGATGGACTTGCGGAACGGGTTGTCGCCCCAGTCCGCCGTGTACCCCTCCTCGACGACACCGAAGGCCCAGTGCGCCTCCTTCAAGGCGACCATGCACTCGGGCTTGAAGCGAGTCTCCGGCATCTTGATGATCGTGTTGATCGTGTCCTGAAGAAGCTCGGCACGGAGGTGGACCGTCTGGCCCGGGGTGTCCTCGCGCCCGCGTGTTGGCCGCACGCGGATGTAGGGGTTGTAGTAGAAGATCGCCGGGATCTTCGCCTTCAGCGCGGCCAGGATCTTGTTCGAGATGTAGCGCTTGTCACCCTGCGCATCGACCTCGTCGTCCTGGGCCCGCTGGAAACCGCGAACGTAGTCGTGGGCGCGATCGACCTCGTAGTTCTGCTCCCACTTCTTCTTGGCTTCCTTCGCCTTCTGAACGCGCTTGAACCATCCCCGGACGAAGTCCTCCTCCTGCTTCTGCGCTTCGGCCTCCGTGGCCTCCGACGTCGAGCCGGGAGTGAGAGCTGCCGCGATGGTCTGGAGGACTCCTCCGAGACCGCCACCTCCTGTCGGCGCAGCTTCAGGTGGCTGTGGGGGCATCGTGCTCATGAACTCACCTCTACAAGAAGGAGCTTAGCAGAGAGGCCAAGAAGACAACGTACCCCCCTCCCTTAGACTTCCATGCTCCTCGCTCTGGGGTCATCTGGAAACGCTTCGGCATGTGCTTGATGGAGGGAACGGTGATGAGTACGCGGTCCCCCTCAACGATGGCCTTCTCCTTCTTCGGCTTCGCCATCTGCGGGTTCAACCCAGAGGCCGGAAGAGGTCGGCTGTTCACAATGTACCGGATCACGTCGAGGGCGTGGTCCGGGACGTCCGGGTCACGGTCGTCGCCGTAGATCGGCTTCCCGTCACTCTCTCCGACCTGAAGACGCTTCGCGGCCCTGGTCTCCGAGATCGCGTGGTTGCATCCGTGCGGCCAGTCGGGCGACTGCTTGATGAAGTAGAGGTGCGGCGCGTTCGGCTCTCCCGTGACCGGGTGGCGGTGGTACTTGTCCAGGCGGAGGTACTGCTTCAACCGCGAGCGCGACAGCTCCTCGTTGTTGTCGGCTGGACGCCAGATGAGGGACGTCTGCTCTTGGATGATCCTCGTGTCACGGTACTCGTCAGCCACTGAGTTGTGAGACATGAGGCCATGCGCGATCAGCGTCTTGGTGCTCGTCTGAAGTCCGACCAGCCTGCGAACGCCAAGGTACTCAATCCTCGTGATTGTAGGCCTGTCCATCGCATGGATACGGCCCAGGTCGTCAATCCTGAGCTTGGGCAGCAATCTCTCGGGACGAATCTGACCGAGCAGTCTGAGCACCTCAGGGCGACGGCTCAGGCAAAGTTGGACGCACGGCTTTCCGGTCTTAGAGGCGGACTCCGACTGTCTCGACTTCGATGGATGATATCCCCTGACCTCAAGCTCACGTTCCACCCTGGCCAGCATCTCATTTTCAACCTGCGAGAACCCAGCCCTGAAGGTTCGCTTGCCGTTCTTCTCGTGCTGAGTCAGGAACCCCTCACCGTCGAATGCGGCGGCAAGGTAGCCGGCCCCATGGGACGTGTCGGTTTCCCAGACGTCAGTAGCCCGGAGCATCCTCTGTCCGACCTTGAGTCTCTTCGTACTTCTCCACAGCCGCCACTGCCCAGTTGGGTTGATCAGCCATTGGTGCCCCTCGGAGCACACGATCTCGGAGCCGTCATCCAACGTGATTCGGTAGGACGGAAGGTGGACCTCCCGAACGTCTTCGACTACAGCTTCACGCCAAGCCCGGTCACTAGCCTTGTACGCTCGACTTCTGAAGTCTTCCGATGGGTTGCCTTCGTCGAACCCGGCGATGATGTCACCCACAGCCAGGGAATCAACACGGACATGCCTAAGATCTGATGTCAGGATAGGAGTCTCAGGGGAGAGGCACCAGCGCTTCGCGTGCTTGTTGTACCCCGTGATGCCGCGAGTCCTGTTGAAGATCGACGGGTCTGCGATGTTCGTGCGGAACGTGAGCGGCTTCGACAACATCGTGATCGCACGACGGTGGTCGGAGATGTCGAACTCGCCCGACTCCGTGATCCCGGCTTGGTAGTACTCCTGCCAGATGAAGATGTTGTTCTCGCCGTCCACCGCGTACCAGAGACAGCACGTCGGCGCGGAGTCGCCGTGGTCGAGGCCCCGGCCCAGGTTCATGTTGTTCTGGATCTGGACCATGAGGTCCGGGTCGTAGTCGAGCAACGAGGACTCGTCGATGCGGAAGAGGTGACCCTTGCTCTTGACCCAGACGCCCTCGACGAAGCGCTTCCGGTAGTCCTCGTCCTGCTGCATCAGCATCTCGATGTTCTGCTCGCCCGCGAACTTGTTGTCCGTGGTCGGCATGGTCATCGAGCGGTAGCCGAGAGGCGCGTACTTCTTGTGGAAGGCCGGGGACTCGGGAGAGAACCGCTGCCAGAGCCAGTGCAGCTCGGGGTCGCCGTCCTCGCTCGGGTTCGCGGTCAGGATGACGTCCATCGGCGGAACGGGGGTTCCGCCCTTGTCCTTCCACGGCCAATCACCTTCGCGCTGGTGCAGGGCCCAGGCGGGAACCTTCGCGCCCTTCCAACGACCGAGACGACCGAGCAGGATCGTGAACGTCTGCTCCTGCATCTGCTCCGCCTGATCGAGGATGGCCGCGTTGATTTCGAGACCCTTCAGGATCGTCGCGCTGTCGGGGCGGTCAAGGTGGTGGAAGATGAAGCTCGACCCGTTCGAGAGGACGACCTCCTTCTCATTCGAGGTCTTCACGAACTCGGGCTTGATCCACTGGTCGAACGATGGGCGCGTGGTGAGGCGCAGGTCGCTGAATGTCTTCCTCAGCACGGCGACCTTGTAGCCGGGGAACGTCTGGCAGAGCGTGAGCGCACGAAGGATCGCAGCGGTAGTCTTGCCGCTGTTGAAGCCGCCGATCAAGAGCAGGGGAGACCCTGGCGGAGCCTCGACAGCATCACGCTGCATGTCGGAGGCCCACGAGAACTGAGCCGGCCCCTCCTCGATCGGCGCAGGAGCCGGCTGATCAACAAACGCTGTGCTCAAAACCCCTCCAGAAAATCGATCACGGCTCGGGAGCCCGGGTCGCCATGGCGGCAGGCGCCCTCAAGCTTCTCTAGCACCGCTACCATCTTCGGGATGTCGTACCGTCGATGCCTGATGTTCCCGACTCCGCTGATGAGTCGCCCGATCATTCCTTGGCGACCTCGATCGCTTCCACCTCCACCACGTCACCCTCAGGCGCGGGCGGTGCGGGGAGGCCCTTGCGGTTCTGCCACGGGAGCATCGTGCCCTCGGGCATGACGATCATCGGCGCCGGAGGAGGCACGTACCCCTCCACCTGAAGCTCCTTGTACCGGGTGCTCAGACGAACGGCAGCGTTGAGTGCAAGGTTCGCGCCCTTCACGCGAACCTCCACACTAGGGCTTCCGAGCATCTCCTGCACCACCCCCATCGCGTTGTTGGCCACGACCATGACGCGGGACTCGAACTGGTGCCGCATCCGCTCCATCGTGACCCGAAGCTCTTCACGGAAGTCCTCGTCCTTCAGCCACAGCTTGAGCGTGCGCATGTGGACTCCCGCGATCGTAGCCGCTTCGGCTTGAGTCTTCCCCACCGAGAGGGCACTCAATCCCTTGATCTGCTTGGGTGTCAGCTCCTTCTTCTTCGCCAAAAAGCACCTCTACTTACAGCTTATCCCGTCTCGGGCCTTGATCTTGGCGTACAGCATGTTGATGACCACCTCGGGGACTTCGAGCGGGCCCTGGAGGCGGAGCCCACCGTTCTCCAGGGGGATCGTCGCAGTGACCGACTTCACGCCGTGCTTGCGAAGAAGAAAAGCGGCCTCCTGAACCAGCTCCTTCGGAGAAAGAGACATGGCCTGGAGGCCGCTGATCGTGACTGCGTACTGTCGGACTGCCATCAGGCGTCGATGTCGATTTCGGTGTCTGGCGGGTCCATCTCTTCTTCGTCGTCTCCCTGCTCAGCCTCGCCAGACTCCCACGGAAGAAAGCAGTCCGCATCGATCTGGAAGCCGGCTGCGCCCGGGTGCCCACCGCCACCGTACTGAAGTGCGATGTCGGAGACGTCGAACTGCTCCCCTCCAGGCTCGTCCTTGTTGGGCCTGGAGCGCAAGCTGAACTGCCACTGGCCGTGCGCGTTCACGAAGTAGCCCACGGCGAACGGGGCCTCGGGGTTCTCCTCGGCCAGCTTGCCAACGTGCTCGGAGCAGTTCATGTACGGCGTGTTGATCACCGGCACCTCGAAGCCTCCGACCTTCCGCCAGATGGCCATGGCCCGGACCTTCTCTCCGAAGGTGTCGATGTAGGCCTGGATGGCCTCGCCCTTCTCGATCACCTTCTGCACGCCCTGGTCGGTGGACATGAGATCGCCCAGCTCGTCCCAGTGCTCGAAGTCCATCGTCACGGTCGAGATGTACGCGGAGACCTCCTGGGACTTCGGCCACCTCCAACGCCAGAGATCGCGGTCCTCGATGTAGTCCACGAGGCGCTGCTTCCTCTGCCCGTTGTAGCGAGGCGTGTGGATGCCCGCCTTCTTCCCGGCCTCCTTCTCCAGCTCGTCGTACGTGATGCCGGCGCCGGAGCGCGACATGTCGAACACGATCTTGTCGGCCTGACGCTGGAGCCCCTCGTCGCGAAGCTCTTCGAGGATGCCATCGAGGTTCTTCTCGGCGGTCTTGTGGTGGTCGTACACGGTCGTCCGCAGGGACGGCCTGATGATCTGGTTCTTCATCACCTCGCGATCGAACGAGACGTCGAGAAGCCAGACCATCCTTCCCTGCGTGGAGGGAAGCTTCTCCGGGTGACCGTAGTCGGCGGCGAAGAAGTCGCAGTTCTCGCCCTTGAACTTACGGAAGACCCAGGCGGCGGTGTGGCCATCGAAGCACTTCCCGTGGTAGATGACCAGCGGTCGCTTCTGGTTGTCGTTGAGGGTCACAGATCCTCCAGATTCGGCAGCGGCGTGGACATCTCTGCGGACAGCTCTTCCATCTTCTCCGCAGCCTTCTTGGACATCTCCATCGCCTGGGTGGTGAGGTTCTCCTGAACGATCTTCTTCACCTCCTCGAAGGGCTGCTCGATCTCAACCGGCTGAGCAACGAACGCGAGGTAGATCCACGTCTTCCCCTCGGCAGACGGCTTGACCCTTTGGATGGCCTGGATGCCGAACATCTCCAGACCACGCTTCGTCATGAGTTCTACGAACATCTCTTCTCCTTTGGTTGGGGGCGGGTGCTTCCCATCATTCCCCCCGAAGGGACTGGTCGCTATCGACGCCCGCCGGCATCGGACTAGGCTTAGCCTGACCTTCGCTAGTCACGAGGCTAGGAACTTCCACACCGCAGACGTGAACGGCGGTGGCCCGCCGGAGGGCGGACGATGTGGAACCGCGAGGCCCACGGAAACAATGTCACCGCCCTCTCTTCAGATGGTGGTCTTCCCACCGTTGCACTCATCACCGAACTCCACCATCGTCTGGAGCAGGATGATGTAGTTGATCGCGTCGAGGCAGGTGTCCGCGAACGTCTCGTCGCTCACGGCCAGTTGCCCACGCTCAACGAACCCGCGCACGCGGGCGAGCTTGTCGCTCAATCGCACGAGGATGCCGAACGCCCCGAAGGAACGGAAGTTCCTGAAGACGTCGTCGTCCGCGCCGTAGTCCTTGTTCTTCGCCTCCATGATGATCCGGGCCCGGTCGCACATCTCACGATGGCGCCGGAGGAGCCTCTCTCGGGAGGTCTCTTCCGTTGCCGTGAGTCGCTCCCGGGTTTCTGTTGCCGTGAGTCGCCCGCCCGGGGATCCGGCCAGGGATGCATGATCTTTCATTTCTGCTTGAACTCCTTCAGGCAGCGTAGGGCTACCTTACCTGAGTAACGGCATGACGTCGTGACCGAGATGTGGTGCAGGATCTTCCTGGCCAGGGCCAAGTCCTTCTGCATCGCGAGCACCTGCTTGCGGAGACACGCGTTCTCGGTGTCGTCGAGAGGCCGCTCGAATGCGGCCTTCGAGTTCTGGAGCACATGCTGGATCCATTTCGACTTCGATGGCGCGAGGGTGGTCCAGAGGGCTTCGAGCGACTCCTTCAGGCGGTCGCGCTCGCGCTCGGCCTCCGCACGGAAGTACGCCTCCTCCTCGAAGTCGGAGATGGCGATGAAACCGTCAGGCGCTTCGGCCATGGATCGGGCACTCGTCGTTCCGCCAGAACATCGTGGATCGCTTCCCGTCTGCACCCGTGACAGGGATGCCACGGCCATGGTTGTTGTCGAGGACTGGGCAACGACAACCCTCCTCGACGGCTTGCTTCGACCCGGGAGGAAGCAGACGCTTGTCGGGGAGCCCGTTCAGCGTCCGCCCCATCCCGGTCGCCCTCATCTTGTCAGACAAGCTTGCCTCCATGTCGATGGGGCCGCGTCGCGTTGTAGGCCATCTTCAGGGCGAGGGCCGTCTCCAAATCCACGTCGTTGGCCGCGCACCAGTCGAAGAGACGGATGACCGCGTCCGCGATCTCGATGGGGATACCCTCGGGCTTCTCGATGGTTCCGGCTTCGCGATGCGCTGCACCCGAGGTGGGGTAGTAGATCTCGTTGAGGCCCCGACCGTTCCTGAACTCCTCCAACGCCTCGGAGATCTCGGAGACGACGAGCAGCATCTTCTCGCAGAAGAGATCGCGGCCCCGCGACTCCCAGCCCTTGTCCTCGTTGTTGAGACGGATCTCCTTCATGGCGTCAGCAATCCTCATACTGCTTCTCCTTCCGAAGAGCGATCTCCACGGCCAGGGCGAGATCGCAGTCGGGGCACTCCCTCGCGGGATGCTCGGCGTGAAGACCGTCGTGGCTCCTGAGAAACGCCCGCATCACCTCGATGATGCCGAGGTACTGCATAGCGCTTGTGTGGGTTCTGCGTGCCTGCTCGACGGCGCTCTCGGGAGCAGAGTCCCGCCACCCCGGCCTGGGGATGCTCTCCGGCTTCGCGGCCCAGAGCGTGCAACGGGCAGCGACCCTCCCCCTCCCGATGGTGACGTGCTTCAGGTGACGGAGAACCTGAAGGAGAGGGAAGTTCGTTCGGTGCTTCGGAGTGTAGGCCATCTCACCCCTCGTTCCTCTTCTTGCGGTAACGGTCGATCGCCAACTGGATCCGTTTCGGGTCGCTCTTGTTCCCCTCGATGTACTTCAAGACCTTCTCGGCCAGCTCGAACATCTCCAGCTTCTTCTTCGTCTCCACGTCTTCCTCCTGCAACTCCTCCATAGGGAGGAGATCTTCTCTTGGATAGGCTGGTCGGCTGAAGCCCTCGATCCGCTTCATCTTGGCTTCGCGAGGAAGCCACCCGAGAGCCTCACACCTTTCCTGGGACTTGAAAACCAACGCGCCGATGATGAGGTCGGCCACCACGCGGCCATCAGCGCTGTCGGGATCGTTGAACCCCCGGGGGCCATCCCATTGCGCTCTCACTGCGGTGCATTTCACGTCGTACGTTCGACCGTCCGGCAAGACTCCGTCTACCTTCCCGTCGTCGCCGGGGTGGACTTTCAGGTTGGGCTCCCCACCAAGGGCCTCAACGACGGCACACTCGACGGCTTGGTCTAGGTCTCGATCCTCCATGGAGGCCTCGACCCCCGCAGCCGAAGTTCGATTCTTACCCTCCTTTCGACACTTCTTCTCGAACGCCTTGACCTGATCGAGCCAGTACCGCACGCGCTCCATTTCGATGCGGAGCGTCCGAGCTGGTATCGGTTGCGGAGCGGCAGGCTTCGGCCAGTCCGGCCTCAGCTTGAAGAAGCAACGGTTGCAGAGCCACCGACCGCCGTGCTGGTTCGAGTAGTGAACGAACAACTCGTTCTCGTGGTCGGGGCCCCGGTGACACTCCTCGCAGCCCTTGCACTCAGGAAGAGGCTCGGGCTTCGGGGGAGCTTCTGTTCGCGGAGTCACAGCCCCGCCTTCTCCAAGATCTTCACGCAGAGCTTGTCCCGGTAGCAGATGGTCTTCAGGCAGCGACCCAGCTCTTCCTCCGCCTTGATGACGGCGTAGAGGAACTTGTCCCTGTAGTAGCCCCGGGCCATGAACCAGCCCCAGGCGAAGAAGAACGTGCAGACTACCATCGTGACGACAACTTCACCCGTGTCGCTCATCATCGTTCCTCCTATGCAATCTTCTTGGCCGCATCGAACATGCCCTGAAGATCGATGAGCCGGTTCTTCTTCCCCTCCACCTTCGGAGGCTCGGGAGGCTTCGGAGGCTCAGGGGGAGGCGGAGCGGATCCACCCCAGTCCTCGTAGTACGCGGCCTGGAGACGACGCTCGAACTCCTTGTCGCCCAGGACGGCCCGGAACAGCTCCTCCTCCAGCATCCCGACCTTCACGTACTTCCCGCCGCGCTCAACGATGATGAACATCCAGGCGGGATCCTCTTTCGTTATTCCACAGATAATCATTCGTCGCCTCCCTGGAGGGCCTTGACCAGCGCATCGGCCTTGCGCCAATGCTTCATGGTCTGCTCGAAATGCTTTTGGCAGAGAACGGTATGCGTGTCTGGGTCAATAACCTCCACAAGCCACGAAACCTTGTGTGGGCCCGGCAGGCTGTCCGGTGTGGCACTGCACTTGTCACAATGATCCCCACTCCTACGGATTCGAGCACTCATCGTCGACTCCCCTGAGGGCTTTGGCTTGTGGACTGTCCTCTCCTGCCAGCTCGCACGCGACCGCGTAAAGGGTGGGAACCGGAATTGCCAGCGTCGCGTCGATCTTGGCCTTCAACCCTGCAATGATGTCCCTCTTGGTCCGCCATTCCCTATTGCTGGCCCGCAGCCGCTCGTTCTCGGCCCGGAGTTCCTTGCAGTAGTGAGACGCTGGATCATTGAGTGCCGCTCGCAGCCGCTCAACCTCGGCCTCCAGCCGCGTCTCCCTGTGATAGGCGGCGTCGGTCTCGGCGTGGGCCTGCTTCAACGCCTCCAGCAAGGCGCAGGCATCCCCCACCCCGATACAGCACGGATGGTCGGCGTTGATGTGCTCGCGGATCTCGTCCGGCGTTCTAACCTTGCGCCCCCGGTCTGCGGCGTGGTGATCCTCACTCGCCATCGTCGCCTCCCGCTACTTCGTGGAGGGTGCGCTTCAGCTTCTCATCGCAGTCGCACCCCATGGCGCAGTGGTCACCATGAAGCAGTATCGCCTCGTCCAGCGCCCGCGCCAGCTTCACCGTGACGCACGGCCCAACGTTCAGGCATCCGGCACAGCCCTTGTGCTTCTCCTCGATCCGCTCTAGGTCACTTGCCATCGTCGCCCCCCCGGAGAGTTCTCGCCATACTAGTCAGCCCTGCTCGCCATCCGTACCCACAACTGGGACACGTCACTGGGTACGCTGCTGACTTCGCCAGCGCCGCCTCAATCTTGGCCTCGGCCTTGTGATACCACTCCTCAACCTCACGGCGTCTGTCAATGTGGTGTTGCACTTCGGACCGCAGCCGTTCGTTCTCGGCCAGCACCTCGCGGACTGCCCAGTCAGGAGCGCGCACATCGTCGTCCTCTCTATCGAGGTATCTTTGTAGCGTCTCCACCGCGTCACTCGGCATCGTCGCCTCCCCGGAGGGCCTTGACCGTGGGACAGGGCCATAAAGTGGGACCAGTCCTCTTAACGCTACATGCCACACAACACTTGATGGTTCCAGTCCAGATGCCCGGCTTGTGCAGCGCCAGTGCCGCCTTGATCTTGGCCTCGGCTTTATGCAGGAGTTTGATGTAGTCGTCGGTAAACCGCCGCTCGGTGACCGACTCAGCCCGCAGCCGCTCGTTGTCGGCCAGCAACCCACGACACCCGTCGAGCAGGGCGTCACCGTGCTCTTTCGTGTCGGGCCACTCACCAAATGCGGCGTAGTGGTCCGCATAGAACGTGACCGGTGCCCGCCACTGGTACTCACTCGCCATCGTCGCCTCCCCGGTCGGGAAACACGACCACGTACTTCCTCATTGGATACTCCTCAGTGTCTCCTCGTGGATCAGAACGCACGGGAGCTTCTTCTTGGCCGAGGACTCGTTGCACGCCGCGTTGAAGCGACGGTAAGAAGAACCAGCCTCTTTCTCTGTCATCTGCTCGTTGTGCTTGGGCCCCCCGAGGCAGATCATGATCTGCTGCTTCGAGATGCGCTTGCCAGTGCCCTTGCAGCGATAGCACGGCCCACCGACCGGGCCCCACTGCTTCCCGTCACCACCGCAGGACCAGCAGCTCTCCTCGACCTTCTTGTACTTGAGGGGCACTACGAGTCCAACGGAGGCGGCGGAGGCGGAAGCTCCGGCGTCTCCTCGTCCATGTCGAGGTCGTCAAGCAGGGCCTCGACCTCCTTCTTCGGAACGACCACACCCCCGACGAGTTTCGCCGCCTGGGCATCCTCCTCGGAGAGAGTCACGCCGCGACCGCCCCCGAGGTCCACCGTCACTTCGTCGGGATTTTCCACGGGAGGGTCGGCATTTTCGACCTCCTCCTCGAAGTCCCGGGCGGCTCTCTCTGCCTTCTTCCGCGCCCTGGACTCTTGCTGCGCGATTCGTTGGTACTCGCGGCGGTCCTCCTCGTTGACCATGGCCCGGTACTTCTGCGAGTTGATCACGTAGTAGGTGAAGCCGCCCTCGTGCCGGAGGCGGGCCCCACCGGCCTCCTGGCTGCGGCTCTCGGGATCGTCGGAACAGAGAGTCTTGATCACACCCTTGACCTGCTCCACGGTCAGCTCTCCTCCACCGATTCGGTGGGCAAGATCCTGGGGATTCAGCTCGACGAACCCATCGAAGTTCGTCTTCGAGAGAACGAAGGCCCAGATGGCCTGGAGCGCGAGAGGCTTCCCGTACAGGCTCCCCTCGAAGGTGTGCGCGAAGATCTTCCCGTACATCGGCATGCGGCTCAGTCCTCCTTCGACGACCAGACGCGACGGCACTTCGCGCACTTGATCTCGTCCGGCATCCAGCCCTTGGGAGGGACGTGGTCCGGCGGATCGAAGACGACCCGCAGGGCAAACGTGGTGATCACCAGGGCCCCGGGGTGCCCCGCCGTCGGGAGCCACGCCCACCGACGGCAGTGCGGACAGCTCATGGGCAGCATCTCCCCGTCCGGGAGGTCTCCACGGGACTCCCAGGAGATGACGGTCCACTTCCGCTGCGGAGGGATGATGTCAATCGAGTTCTTGAGATCAACCTTGTTTGACATGGCTTGACGATATCACGCCTGTCTAGGGG